ATACGAGCAACAACTTAATTCTTATGCTGCCCTTCTTCGTCATAATAATCTTGTGGTTAATAAATTGGAGCTTGTTTGCATACTTCGTGATTGGTCTAAGACGAAAGCAAGACAAGACGAAACAATCCTGCAACAACAAGTTGTAAAACTTGACGTACCGCTTTGGAGTCCTGAAGAGGCATTGGAGTTTCTGACTGAGCGTGTTAAAATACATAAGGCAGCTAATTATAAACTTCCATTATGTTCTGATGAAGATCGTTGGGCAACGCCCGATAAATATGCAGTCATGCCTAAAAAAGGCGCGCCTAGGAGTCTCAAGAATTACGACTTGAAAGAAGAAGCCGAAGCGCACGCGAAAAGAGTTCCTGGAGCGTTTGTAGAGCTTCGTCCAGGAGAGAATAAACGTTGTCAGGATTATTGTCCAGTTTCTAAGTACTGTACTCAATATCAAAAACTAAAGGAGAAGAAATGAAACGTAAGTTGTCTAGTTCTGCTTCAGGTTTCGAGAAGAAACCAATTAATGTCTACTACCAAATGAATAAGCCCGAGAAAGCACATCCTAAGGTTAAAGTTCTTACTAAAAATCAGAAGATCATTGGAAAGTATCAAGCGACTTTTCATAATGAGGAATATGATACATATACTCATCTTCTCGATACTCAGGAAGAAGGACAGATTACGATTAAAGGTTGTAAAATCTTGAATGACGCATTTCGTGGCCTTAAACGCGGCACGCTTGTTGAGATTATTTATCTCGGAAAAGGCAAGCCTAAGAAAGGTCAGCGTCCACCGTATCTTTTCGATGTTTATGATCTGACGAATGAAGTATCTGATGACGAAGCGGCAGATACCGACGGACTCTCAGAAGAAACGGATGAAGAAGAGCAAGTTGCATCCGAATCAGATCCTTTGCCTTGGTAGTTCCTCCTCCCCCTACCTGTGTGGTCCCGAGCAGGTTCGCTTACCGTGACATCGGGACATACTTCAGAGGTTATGTGTCAGCTTTTAGAGACAAATCACAAGGGTTTGGATTCATATTTCCTGAAAAGGAAATCATGTTCAATACAGTTCTCAGGCATGCTTATTCACCTCAATTAGAAGATGTTGAACGTGCGATGACAGATTTCTTCGAATTGATAGAAATAGGCGACAGAGAGTTTGATGACTGTCTTGAGATGCTAATTGAAGACTTAAAGGCGATTCGTGAAAAATGAAACCGCTTCTCGAAGCAAAACTCAGTTCCAAGTGGAACGATTACCGCGAGTTCATGCAGCGTAAGTCTCGAGGAGTCAATACTGGCATTAAATGTTTGGATGAATATCTTCTAGGTCTTGGTGGATTAGTGAATATACAAGGAGAAACAAGTTCGTGTAAGTCTTCCCTAGCGCTACAGATAGCGCACTATAACATGCGGCAGGGTATGCCGTGCATCATGATTGACAAAGAGAATGGTGAAGGTCGGGTTATTACCCGCATGCTTTGTCAAGGTAATCGCATTTCAGAAGCACAACTTAAGAAGGCGTCAGCTAAAGATAAGTCTACGTATCAATCAACAGTGAATACCCTGCCGCTATACCTGTATACGGAATCTGTTCGTAAGATGGAATACTTAGATGAACGTGTTAAAGAATGTATTGAGGCTCACAAGGCACCTGTAATGCTTCTCTTTGATTCAATCCAGGCGTGCGACAGACTCTCAGATGATCAACGCGTTAATCTTGAGACTTGGGTTTATTATCTAGATTCTTTGAAGTTAAAGTACCAAGCGAATCTTACGATTATCTTTGTTTCTGAGAAGAATCGAAGTAGCTACGGACAATCTGGCATAGGCGGCGGCAAAGGCAGTAATATCCTAGACTACAAACCTGAGACCGTACTTGATATCAAATGGGACGAACCAACTGATAAGTTTTGGGTGAAGGTATCCAAGCATAGAGACGGTATTCGAGGAGCTCAGTTCGAACTTCAGAAAGTATTCTCTGTGTCAGAAGATAAGCGTAGTTTTTGCTTCTTGCTTGAAGAGGCAGATTCAATGAAAGAAGAGGCAGCTATATGATTTGGGTTTATCTAGCGGCAGGTTGTTATTTCATTAGCCAATATACGATCCATTACAGACTTACAGAACTCGAGAAACGAATGTTCAACCAGGAGACAAAGGAATGAATGTCGTTGGATTAATTTTTTTGATTGCGTTTACGAATCTTGTGACTTTCGTCATCGCCTATATTCAAGGGCAGAAAAAAGGCATCCGGGCAGGCGTAGTCTTTGGTGTTAATAACGCAAAGAGGTTGAAAAAGACATTATGAAAATAGGACAGATTAGATCGCAAATCTTGAAAGACAACGGAAAGTTCACAGGAATTAAATTAACCGCAGCTTATCTTGAGGATACGACTCAAAGAGTTAGGGAAATTTCGTTTGTCTACAACGCTTTCACATTGAACTTCCAAGGCCTAATTGAGAGCGTGCTGTCGTCGGTATCTAACAATAAACCTTTACCGGATTTTGTTTCAGAAGTTTCATTTTAGTAAAACATGGTTGGTGGTACGTGAAATTGTTTAATTCTGATTGTCTAGCTTTGCTTAAAAAAGCCCGAAGTAATTCCATAGACGCGTTAGTCACAGACCCTCCTGCCGGTATCTCCTTCATGAATAAGGAATGGGATGACGACAAGGGCGGACGTGACGGTTGGATAGCGTGGATGACTGACGTTATGAAAGAATGCTACCGGGTTATGAAGCCTGGAGCACACGGACTAGTTTGGGCAATTCCTAGAACGTCGCATTGGACTGCTACAGCTTTAGAGAATGCAGGGTTTGAAGTAAGAGATGTTGTTACGCACCTGTTCGGGACAGGATTTCCAAAGTCGCTAAATGTGGGTAAGCAAACAGGTCGACCAGAACATCAAGGGACAGGAACCGCGCTGAAACCTGCGTCCGAGCATTGGATATTAGTTCGAAAACCCATTTCGGAAAAAACCGTCGCGGCGAACATGCTTAAGTGGGGAGTGGGCGGGCTGAATATTGATGCGTGTCGGGTTGAAGCAGTCGATCAAGATAAATTTTCTAAGAATTGGGATCGAGAGAAGATTACAGATATTCGTGGAAATAAATATAATGCCGCCAGCGGGCACGTTGCTAATACAACCAAAGCTCCGCAAGGACGTTTTCCCGCGAACCTAGTCCTCGATGAAGAAGCCGCGAAGATATTAGACGCGCAAAGCGGTGAATTAAAAGGTCCTTGGGGTAAAAACAGTAAAGATCATAAAAATCCAATAGATGACGGTATTATTTACGGTAAAGGTTTGGGCGGAGTCGGTTCTCAAAATGAACTGCGAAGTAAAGAAACCGTCGGTGCTTCCAGATTTTTCTACGTAGCAAAGGCCTCGACAAGCGAAAAAAACATCGGACTGGAAGAAATGCCGGATACTATTGTTTCGGACGGCAGACAAACGACTATAGACAACTCCTATCTTCGGGGTGAGACAAAGCGCAAGAACACGCATCCGACTGTCAAGTCTATAAAATTAATGGAATATCTCATCAAGCTGATTACTCCGCCAGGCGGTAAGATTCTAGATCCTTTTATGGGAAGCGGCAGTACGGGGGTAGCGGCTAAGAATCTCGGCTTCGAATTCATAGGCATTGAGAAAGAATTAGAATACTTCGAAATTGCTAAAGCAAGAATCAATGCCAAAGCATAAGTACATTGTAGTTGACGTAGAAACAACGTCTAAGGATTGGTACACAGCAAAGCTTCACGGCATCGGTGTGGGCTACTCAGAAGACGACATCCAGTATTATCCAGCGTGGGATGTCCCGGACAACATACGACAAGACCTAGCTAATCCAAAGATAGCCAAAATCGGACACAACTTTCATGGCTATGACGGCAAAGTTTTGCGTAAAGCCGGGTTCGAAGTCAAAGGTCCTATAGATGACACGATGATTACAGAGAACTTAATCGATCCTGACCAACCTTTAGGGTTGAAATATTTAGCCGAGAAGTATTTCGGTCCTGAGAGTATCGAGAAAAAGAAACGTCTTGATAAGTATATTTCAGATGTCAAAGCCGGACATATTGGCGGCCTGTGTGCGCTTGATTTACTAGACGAAAATCATCCGCATCTTGAGATAATCGCTGAGTACTGTAAAGAAGACGTCCTTAATACTCTTAGAATATTCTTTCGTGGTATCGAGAAGTTGAAGGAGATGGATAAGACTCTAAAGAGTTCTAAGTTTGGGTTTAAGAAGTCTCCATTAGATTGTTATATAGAAGAATGCCGCCCACTTGAATCTGTTCTATTCGAGATGGAATACCGAGGAATTCGGGTAAACATCGAAGAGATAGATAGAATTAAATCTGCCGCTGTAGTAGAAATGGATAGGATTTCAGACAGGCTTAATAAAATCTTAATCAACCGGATTCATTCCGCAGAACTGGAGATATATGAAGCGAAGTGTGCTAAAGCTCCTTCCGAAAGAGCCCGAGCCAAACTTGGACTTGGTGTTGGTCCTTGTCGATTTTCGTGGACAAACAACAACCACGTCGGGCTACTCCTATACAAATACTGCGGGCTCGATGAAAGAAGTATTTTCACGACGGAAAAAGGTAAGTTCAGAACAGACAAAGCAGCTATTGGAAGTCTACAAGCAATTCTGCCAAAAGAGCACAGACTCCAAGAAGTCTTAGCCTTATTCTTAGAATACAAGCGGCATATGAAAATCGTCTCTACTTATACAGGGACGAATAAAAAGGGAATAATGTCAAAGGTTAGGGAAGTTTCTCCGGGACATTATAGAATCTTTCCTAGTTACAGACAAACAACGGGTACTGGAAGGCTTGCCGCTAGTAATCCTAATATGCAGAATCTAAAACAGGATTCTGAGGTAAAGAAATTCTTCATACCTGACAACTCTGGCGAGGTATTTGATGACGCGGATTATTCACAGATTGAACTTAGGACTGGTGCGCATCTGTCTCAAGATCCGACCCTTTGCTCCGCGTATGTCGCTGGAGATGATGTGCATTTGCTTACGGCTTCGAGATTATTTGGACGGGAAATCACAAAAAAAGACTACAGCGAACGACAAGCGGGAAAACGGACTAACTTCCTGACAATTTTCGACGGAAAATGGCCAAGACTTCAAGCTAGCCTTAAAGCGGGCACGGGCAAGGACTTCTCAGAACGTCAATGTAAAGAGTTTATCCGAGCTTGGTTTGACCTATACTCAGGAGTAAGAGATTACTTAGATTCTCAACTTGAGGTCTTTAGACAGTATAAATTCTGTATCTCAGAAACTGGACGAATTAGAAGACTTCCAGACATTATATACGGACAATACGTAGAATGGGTACCGAATGGTGACGGCAGCAGGGATCCTAAGTTTACCGGTCCTCAACACTTACTAACTGAATTGATTAAAGAAATTAGACATAAACAGCCTAAGTATGCCAAACGAGAGATTCCTGAAGCCGTAATAGGATTGACAGCTTATCGTAAGTATAGTCACGCAGTTAAAATGGGCTATAACATGCCTATTCAAGGATTAGCTGCGAGCATGACTAAGCGGGCTATGATACAATTACACAAGGCTGGCCGCACTATAGTCAATCAAGTGCATGACAGCTTAGTGGTCTCGAGAAAACGAGGAGATTCAATAGCTAAACAGCAAGTGATTGATTTAATGGAAAAAACATACTCACTGTCAATCCCTGTGTTAGTTGATGTAAAAACGATTTCGACATTTCATCCTGAAGATATAGTTAAGGAGTAATCGTGGGATATAATAAACAATTCATAGATAATCAGGCATTGAGTGCGAGTTTTAACTCGTCTGCGTTGCAGGTAGGTCAAACTGGGCTTATCGCCTCTGTATACTCAATTCAAGCTGCTTTTACAGGCGCTACTTGCAGTTTCTCGGCTAAAATTCAAGTGTCAAATGATTCAGTTAGCCCTGAAAATTGGGACGATCTTGAGAATTCAAGTCAAACATTTACTGAGGCCGGTACATTTACCTGGAATGTAAGTGAAGTTGGTTACATGTGGATTCGTTTGGTTATAACTGACAATTCCTCCGGCACTAATGACGGCAATTTATCGGCTACTATTAACGTCAATCCCTAGGTGAAGTATGGCGAATGGAAGTATTAATCTGCCGGTTATTATCGAAGGCAGTAGCGGAGTTAATACCCTTAATTCTTTGACTGGCAGTCTTAGTATTGCCGCAGGTAATGACATCACAGTCACCCCGAGTGGTGTAAGTATTACTATTGATTCTTTAGCCGCTTCCGCTACTTTGAGCAATCTGTCCGCTCCGACGGTAATTAATCAAGATCTGCTGCCCGTATCGGATGATACGTATAATCTCGGTTGGGATTCTGATAACGACGTCGGGGATTCAAATCTTCGCTGGGCGTATGGATGTTTTTCCGAAGGCATTTTTGTAGCTTGTCTCGGAAATGGAGATGCGCAGAATGGCATCACTATCTATGGCGGTAATGGAGGTTTACAAGTTTTAGACGGTGGCGGCGCAGAAGTTGACGGTGGCTTGGAGATTACTGGAGGAAGGCTTTCTGTACCTATAGCAAGCGGGGCTGCAATAGGTTTTGGAAATGCACCTAATAATACAGGTTCAATTGGCGGCAAAATAGGAAGTAGTTACTATAATCCCATGAATATGTATAACTGGGGTTATTATTCTGGTTCACATATAGCAACTCCTAGTTTTCCTGCACACGATTCCCAAGGTAATGTAACTATTTTATACGCAAAATCTGACGGCAATTGGTATGCCTATCCTGAAAGCGGATCTGAATCTCAGATGATTAGTGCTGTTGCAGGCACTCCAGATGTTGGTGCAGGAACTCTGACTAATCTTCCTTCTGGTAAATCTGGTGACCCGACTGGATATCTTCAAGCGAAATTAGGTTCTACAACAATCTATATTCCTTATTGGTAAGTTAGGACAAAATTGAGTAATGGATTTATAAATCTACCTGTTACGGGCGGAGGAATCGAGAGTATTAACGGAGACTCGACCGCAGCCCAAGTCATAGCCGCGGGTTCTGGAATTTCTGTAAGCTCGTCTGACGGCACAACAACGATTACGAATACGGGAGCAGCAAGCGATAGTTTTACAATCATCCAGCCAGACCACGGAACTAGTCCTACTGCATCTTCTTCTACTGACACGCTAACTTTAACAAGTTCTGATGGATCAGTATATATTGACGGTAATTCGACGACAAAGACGATTGATTTTACGTCTGTCGCTTTACCGAATATGTATTACGTTAATCCGGGTATCGGAAGTGATACAACTGGCACGGGCGCGATTGATGCTCCGTTTGCAACAATAAGCCATGTAGCGACATTAATAGGCTCTGCCGCAAATAACTCTGAATTCAATGATGCGACAAAGACTTATTATTTTGTAAATTGTGTAGGTTCGTTTACTGAAAATCCAACCTTTGGCACGCGTCCTTTTATTTGTCTGGATATGACGAATGCCGTACTTAACGGTAATTTGACTGTCCAGTTTAATCAAGGCGCTATTTACGGAAGCGGTTATCAAACCCCAAAATTCATCGTTAGATCAGACGATCTTCGAGCGGGCTATGTTTCTTCTGCGTTTCCGCCTATCGGTGTTAATGGCAATATAGCCATGCAGACTGTCGGATCTGGCAGTTCTCTCGTTTGGATGCTAGAACTGATTAACACTGGAGTAACCGGTAATATCACCCTGTCTGAAGGATCTGGTGGCGGATCGAGTACTCTTGATTTGTTCATTACGCACTCTATTGTCGCCGGTACGATTAATGGCGGCAGCGGTGTTGGAACAATAGTCTTATATGCTGATTTATGTGATACGAGCGGCAGCTATGCCTTGGGCGCTGTCTCAGGAACCGTCTTCTTGTATGTCTTGCGGCATGTCCGTTTTGATGGAATAGTAGCCCCAGGAAGCGGAAGTAACAACGCTTCCCGATGGATTGATGTTCAGTTTAAATCAGGATTAGCACATGATTTTTCGTCAGCAGGAAGTTTTACTGTCCCTGCAGACAGTGTGTCATTTGCTAATTTTAAAGCAAACGTACCGACCCCAGGAAGTGTAAGTTTTACTCTCATAGATAACGTCAGCGGCGTTGCTTATACGCCTACGACAAGCGGTGATTGGAATTCTGCGCCCTCTACTGCCCTAGCCGGACTGGACACGCTTGCTACTAGCGGGATTGTAAAGTCTCAATCAGCGAATAAGTTCTTAGCTAGTCCTAATGGTAGTTCTGGTGTACCGAGTTTTCGTTCGATTGTTGCGGCAGACGTACCAACACTGAACCAAAATACTACAGGAACTGCCGCGGGCTTGTCGTCGACTCTGGCTGTCGGTTCTGGTGGAACAAATTCGGCGGCAGCTTTGAATAATAATCGCTTTATGGTGTCCTCTGGCAGTGCGATTGTCGAAGCTTCTGCTGTCACTGCTAGCAGGGTTGTAGTCTCTGATTCAAATGGTTTGCCGACAGCTTCGAGTATTACTACAACACAGATTAATAATAGCCTAGTTGATCAGATTGACGGGGAGATCGCTAGTCCTAGTAACGCGACTTATACGCTGTGTTTTTATGCATATTTCGGATTTACGATAAACAGTCTTTCAATTGGAACAGACTCTGGAACATGTACCGTCGCTATTCAGATTAACGGAACGAATGTTACTAGTTTGAGTGCAGTGTCCGTCTCGTCGACGCCTTCGACTACGTCTGCAACAGGGGCTAATACGGTTACCTCTGGGCAGAAAGTAACATTAGTCGTTTCATCGAATTCTTCTTCAGTTAATTTAGCTTTTAGTCTTGAAATCACGAGGACGTAAGTGCGTAGAGGTTGGCTATATTTTCCTGGCGCTAGCTTTGTGCCTACAAACATCTCAGGCTGTATATTATGGCTTGATGGAACAGATCCTGCCGGAAATGGCTCGCCACCGTCTGACGGGACTTCTATTTCAACATGGGTTGACAAAAGCGGACAAGGGAATAATTTTACTCAAGGTACTAGCGCTAGACAGCCGGTATTTAAAACGGGAGTTGTTAATAGTGCGGCATCAATCAAATTTGTCCGCGCGAATAATAATTATTTAATACAAAGTGGAACGACGTTTTTAACATCCGGCGCTTCGTTTTATATGGCTTGGATATTAACCCCGACGGCTATCTCAAGCTCATCGTATTTCTTTTTTCAAGGGAAATTAAATTCTCATCCCCCAGTACTAGGCTTATCTAGTACTACAGTCCAAGTCGCAGCAGATGCCGCCTCTTGGTCTAATGGGCTTTATGGTACAACGATATCTGCAAATAGTACAATTCTTCTCGAATATACCTATAACGGCAGCGGCGCTACAACTAACGGAAATTTTACTGTCTCAGTCAATGGGTCATCTTTAACCAGAACGGGTAATAACTCTGGGTGGGGAAGCGGCAATAATGCATTAGGCGGGGATAATAATGCAGATCCTACATTATCTTTCGACGGATATAAGTCAGAAGTTGTATTCTATAACAACATTCCTAGCGGCTCCAATTTAACCTTACTAAGAAATTATTTTCTTAGTCGGTGGAATTATTAGAGGACAGGATGAGAGTCTTAGTTTTTGATAATCTGACAGATTATAATTCAACTTTATCGGAAATAAACGCGGCATTAGGTTTTCCAAACGCGGACGCGTCTACTTACGATACGCCATATTTTAATTACACGGACAAGACTCAATGTTTTATGACGGTGACAGACGACGCTTATGTTGTACTTTCATCTGTCCAACAATCTCAAGTTGTGGATGTTATGACTTTAGATAATACGTGGTGGAGTCCTTTAACTCTTGCTATAAGGAGCGAAAATGGAGCATAGAGCCGTAATCTTTGGAAATGATGGAATGGTTAAAATCCTACATGGAATTGATCCTAAGGATTTTGCGGGCAAGGCTAACGTTTTAATTGACCCTGTTATTCCTAGAGGAATACCGCCGCATGAATGGAAATTAGAAAATGGAAAGATTGTCTCTAAAATAGACCAGCAAGCATTTAAATCTGCAGTCAAGACAATTAATACACTATATAATGTCAATTCAGAATCGAAAGTGTTGTCAAAAAACAAGTCATTTGTTGTTTTAGCTGTCAGTATTCTGTGTAGTGTAATTTCCATCGCGTCGTGTATAATTATATTATTTCGTAAGTAGTTTTTCTGGAGGTACGTATGTTGTTATTAATCCCGAAAGAAACTGCGGATAAGATTGCTAGTTACTTAGCCCGCCGGCCTTATATCGAAGTTCGAGACTTAATGGACGCAATGTTCCAGTTAAAGCCGCATGTCGAATCTAACGAAAAAACAGAAAGCGAGAAATTACCAACTCAAGAGTAAGTACGGTATTGACTTAGCTGAGTATGAAGCTAAGCTTGCGGCACAAAATTATGCTTGTGATATCTGTAAAAAACCGGCATCAAATTTTAAAAAAGCCTTGGCTATTGATCACAATCACAAGACCGGACAAATACGCGGAATCTTATGTATGTACTGTAATAAATACCGTGTAGGCCGGAATAATAATAAGACGATTACTGAGCTTTATAACTACATCATTAAATACGAGGGACCGTATAATGAATCGATTGGACAACTCCCCACAACAGATTCTAAAGACGTTCAAAGAAATATTAAAAGAAGCGGCAGACGTATACGAAAAACCTCTGGCTAAGATCACTGAACTTGAATTCAGTGCCGTCTCTAACGGTCGGCTTGGGGTAAAAAGATTAGTCCGTTGTGGAGGTTTTCGCAAACTTCGAGAATACGTAGCTCCAGGAAAGAAAAATCCTTCGACCGTCGAATTCATTAAAAGGGTGATTTCGCGTGCGTAAAAAACGAGAACCCAAGATTCTTTTTTATGATGTAGAAACACTCCCGAATATTATTTATTCATGGGGAATTTACGATCAAACGGCATTGGATATTGTCGAAGAATGGAAACTTTTATGTTTTGCATATAAATGGTTTGGTGAAAAGAAAGTCACTTGTGTTTCACGTAGACATTTTAAAGATAATACTGAAGGCGCGGTTGTAAGAGAACTTCATAGAATCTTAGAACAGGCGGATATTGTTGTTACCCATAATGGGATTTCTTTTGATAATAAGAAAGCGAATGCTAAGTTTGCTGAATGGGGACTGCCGCCTGTAAAGCCAGCTCAACAGGTTGATACTAAAGTACTAGCTTCAGGACACTTTGCCTTCACGAGTAACAAACTTGATAATCTAGGACGAACGCTTAAAGTCGGACGAAAAGTCAAGAAGATGGATTTTTCTGTATGGTTAGGTTGCATGAACTATTTGAAGAATCGCAGACTTCCTGTTTCAGATTTCGTTCAGATGGAAAAATACAACAAACAAGACGTTTTGTTACTAGAAAAAGTTTATCTAAAATTGCGTCCTTGGTCAGTGCGTCATCCTAATGTTGCCCAGATTTCCGAAAAGCTTGCATCCTGCCCTAAATGCGGCGGCAGTAAACTCAAATCTAAAGGATTTAAATATACTACTAGGTGTGTTTATCGACAATATCAATGTTCAGATTGCGGCGGGTATTGCAAGGGCGAGAGTCTTTCTGTTCCTAAGAATAAATTTAGTTCTCTGACATAGGAGCGCGTATGCGGTACGTAAGTCTATTTCTTATAATGTGGTGTGCGTCTTGTACAGACACTCTTCCTACGGAAGAAGTTCATTATCTAGATAAAGTCACGGTTGTTTGCGGATTTAATCAAGGACGCGAAGGCTGTGTAATTCAAAAAGAGAATAACGGATACAGAATCCGTGAAGAAGAGACGTTGCTATACTCAACATTCTTTGTGAATGCTGAATGTGTTCATGTCATCGGGAGCTGTAAATGAACTGTAAAGACGGAATGTGTACAGTTTGTGCACAATGCTGCGCGCTGGCGATAGGAAGTCCGGTAGATAGTTTTGGTAAGGGCAAAGGCGGAGTAAAGGACGACAAAGACAAACTCCGCTGGGATTTGGCCCCGTGGAAGGCTTTAACGGGTTTAATTAAGGTACTGACGTTTGGAGCTAAGAAATATGCACCTAACGGTTGGCGGATAGTTCCTGACGCGAAATCGAGATACGAAGCGGCACTCTTAAGGCATCTGGCGGCAAGAGCTCAAGGCGAAGTCTATGATCAGGATAGCGGACTTCGACACATAGACCACATTCTTACTAATGCGGCATTCTTAGCTGAATTGGACGACGAATGAAACTTTACAGGAAGCCGGTTGTACATATCACTTTCTGGGACCACACTAGCGGCGGCATCGAATACGCTAAGCCATATTATTGTGAAGTTTTTGGCGTGCTCTATGAAGAAGATGAATTAGCATATTATGTCGCAAGCTGGGTGAGCGAGAGAAATTTAAAAGATTCGAATAATGAAGTATACACAATTCTTAAATCTTGTGTGATTAAGAAGAGGATACTTAAATGAAAAAATACTATGTATTGGTAGTTTTTCTTGTTGGCTGCCAGCAACAACAGCCCATCAATACCCATTCGGATATAGAAAGTTGTACTGCCGCGACTGTCTCAGGAGGAGTAGAGATTACCTGTCCTGATGGAAGTAACGGATTTGTTTCTAACGGGGCAGCTGGTCCTTCGGGACCGCAAGGTAGCCCGGGACCTACAGGCGCTCCAGGAACTTCGGTAACTGTAGTTCAGTTCTGTAATAAATGTACTCCAATATATCCTTCTGACTTTCCAGAAATAGGGCTTTGCCTTGGCGGCAATCTTTACGCCGTTTATTCGGAGAATGACGGATTTCTGACTCTAGTGACTCCAGGAAATTATTACAGCAACGGTATTAACTGTAGCTGTAATTTTACTGTCAAATCTAACTGCGAGGTTATACATGACTGAATCTTTAGAGCTCCGCCTTGTTAAAGAATTTCCTAGTCATTTTCGTGATTACAAGGGAGATCCGTTCCAGACATGTATGGCATTCGGGTGTGAACATGGCGACGGCTGGTTTACCTTATTCTACGAGTTGAATAAGAGGATTGCTTTTTATTTAGAGAATATCAATCCGAACGTGAAACCCGATTTTTATTGGACTCAAGTTAAAGAGAAATTTGGAACTGCCCGCTGGTACTATAATGGCGGGGATGATATTATTTCTGATCTCGTAGATTATTACGAGAATCAAACTTCGTACACATGCGAAACATGTGGTGATCTAGGAAAACTTCGCGGCAACGGTTGGTTTTATACTTCCTGCGATGACCATGCTAAACCAGAAGACCGAGGCGAGGAATGAAATACATACTTTTACTAGGTTTATTAATTTCTGCTACGTGTTTCAGTTACGAACCTGAAGATGCCGCTCTTCATACAGGCGTAGCATATGCCGCTAGTACCATAGGGTATGGAATGATTAAAACATTGTGTAAGGACAACTATAGCCCTTTCTGTCTGAGCAAGACTGCGCAAGTCGTAACATCCGCAGGCTTAGCCTTTATTGGTGGGACTGCTGAAGAAATCTTACATGCACGGTCAGTAGGCGTTCCGGCCGATAAAAACGACATTCTATGGTACGGCGTCGGTAGTGCGCTGTCTGTTGGAGTCGTTCTTACTTTTGACTTTTAACGGTAGCGCACAGGAGTTGGGAATGAAGACGAAATACAAAAAACACTTCGGTCGGGAAAAGGCTGCGTGTGGTGCCGCGTACGTAAATTATCTGACCCGAAACTGGAAAGAGGTAACTTGCAGACGTTGTCGGCACGCCAGTCCAAATGAGGCCCAATACAGAGCTGCCGGGTATGCAGCAGAACATACGCGGTTGCGTAAATTGTTACGTGGCGGAGCGGTAGTCTTTGGTCGGTAGAGCAAGGGAATTGAGATGAAGAAAATTCATAAGCAAGGCTGTTTTTCTCGTTTCACTGGTTTGGGGAACATCACCGTGTTCACGCCATTATGCCAGGGTTATATGGGTAATACCCAAGCTCCTACTACCTATAACGACAAAGAAGTCACCTGTAAGAGCTGTCTGCGCATCATTGATAGAACGAAGGCCGGCAGCTAAGGCTGCCGAAATCCCGTTAGGAGTGAAGAATGGAGAAGTCTACCGCGAAAAATAAGGCCATAGCCTTAAAGCTATATTCCGAGAATAAGGTTATAGCCTTTAGGTTATTGCAGGAAGCTAAAAAAATTGTTGACGCGGATCGGCAATTTGGAGTAAAAACATCCCTGCATTTAGTCTATGCCGCCTTAATTCGACTCATACCTGTCGGTTATTATAGGCATTAACTAAGTACATAATTCCTGCATAATTAATACGTAATATAAAGGAATGAAAAGGCTTTCACAAAAAGGCGTTAAGGCGATAATCGACGCGTACAAAGCCCTACAGTCTTCGGACTTTATTCCAAACATTATCACGATGCCTGTGAATAATGTTAGAAAATTCTGCAAAGCCGCCGGATTAACTCCTGAAGAAACCGAACAGTTTATTTTAGACCATACGATCTCTTTTGAGGACGAATGAAAGAGTACTTCATAAAATCTCCCACCGTTCGCAATAAGCGAAAAACGTTCGCAATCGTCGAGCGTACGACTGACGAGAATGGTGTACATAAAAACCGTACACTAAATGATGACAGGATTAATACTATTAACAAATCCTTGTTATCAGGCGAACATACTACTGTTTATCTTCGCGCTCAACTAAAAGATTTAGTTAATGAGTTTAGAGGACAAGCTTATCCTGAAAAAATCACAGCTAACAATCCAGAAAATCTAAAGATTTTCGATAGGTTCTGGGCGGAGGAATACGAACACCGAAGGATTGTAGACAAGACCTCAGCGAAGAATGAGTTCCTGCGCGCCGTGAGGATTCTAGGGAATTTGTCTTTAATGACGGCTGATAGCAACTCCCTGCAGCGGCAGATAAACTCACTAGTCAAAGGACCTAAACAAAGACGTACGGTTGCCGCCATTCGAACTATCCTCAGATATTTAGGCAGGGCGGATGTGAAGTTGACTTTAGATAATAAGACCTATCCCGAGATTAAGTACTTATCTGAAGCTGACTTAAACAAAGTCATAACTAAACTTCCCTGGTTTGATGCTCTGTTAGCCAGGGCGGCATTCTATTCGGGCGGTAGATTAGGTGAGCTCTTTGCCTTAGAATCGATTAACTTCTCAGGCTATCAACTTCAGATTAACTCCCAGATTAAGCTGACGGGTGATAAAGCCCTCCCTAAGCGCCAGAAGCGCCGTAGAGCGTATGTTCCTGCCCCAGGCAGGGAATGGGTATCTGCATGGTGTTCTATCCCTTTAGATGAGAAGCTAGCTATGCGTAAGCGTGAATATTCACGGATTATTCAAAAAGCGTGCAGAGAAGCTTTTCCTACTATTCCTAGTAAACATGTTTCGTTTCATGACTTGCGGCATAGCTACGCGATTTATTGCTTGAGTAACGAAGTCAACCTGTCTCTCGTAGCTCAGTCTTTGGGGAATGGTGAGAAGGTGTGTCAGGACCATTATTCAGGATATTCGGCTAATGACGCTACCCTAGCCGCCATGGATGCTATCTTTCAGAGAAGAAAATGAAATATTTCATTATAGGTTCTGAAAAACTAGAGATTATTAAGATAGGTCCTAGGAACGAGTTAACTCCGCTTCCCGGTGTTAACTTAATAGGGAACGCAGTAATTTGCAAGGAATTAGACGGTAGTTTGTCTGCCTTCTGTGAATGGGACGGAGAAATCGTTGAAGAATAAGCCTGTGTTGCCTTGCGAAGTTTGTGGAAAAGAAGTTCATGATCATTGGCAGTTTTATTCATATAGATGTCATTGGGAATGTATTAAACGAAGAGAAAAAATATCGGATGAAGAAAAAGAACGGGATAAAATAGACATATCCCTTTTGGAGGATAAATGACACGTAACGACAAGAAACGGATCGAGGAGATTAAAACTTCGCAGTTTGCCATAGCGTGTGCAACAGATGGAGCTTTGCTTAGGGATTATTATGCTATTGAATTTCTTCTTGCCAAACTCGATGAAGCGCGCCAGGCTTTATTGAAGATCAAGTACTATGCGGAAAGCGGGTGTGATGAATGCGATGATTGGAAAGATGAATGTGAGCATATAGTAGAAATAGCGAGCAAAGCGCTGGGGGAGGAATGATAGCTCTGCCGCCTAAAATCAACGACAAACTGGCCACCTATGCCGTTTTCAAAGATGTTGTCTCCCCAGAAGGCTGTAAACAAATAATCGAATTATCTAAGTATTACCAGAAAGAAGAAGGCAAACAATTTTCTAATCCTGAGAAACGTTCGAGTGATGTTTATTGGTTGCAATACTCATCTGATTTAGCGGAGCTTTTTCAGCGATTATCAGACGTAGTCGTAAAAGCGAATAATGAAATCTGGGACTTCAATCTATCAGGATTCTTAGAACCACTACAACTAACTCACTACCGAGCTACTAAGAACGGTCACTATGATTGGCATATGGATAATGCGGATCATGGAATTCTTCAATGTAGAAAGCTATCAGGAAGTCTCATCCTAAACGAAGGATTTCATGGCGGTAATCTAGAATTCCATTCTGCAAAAGATATAGGTAAGATATCTCCTGGAACCTTAGTTATATTCCCTAGTTATCATCAACACAGAGTAACCCCGATTACAAAAGGTGAACGTTGGAGCCTTGTGTTTTGGGTTACCGGACCAAGTTGGAGATAATTATTTCTTGAGTTTGTCTAAGACACTAGATACAAGATCAGATTTTCGTCTGCCGAAATAAAGTCCTACCGACACTAAGAAAAATTCATCAAGAAGTACTGTGCTTTTCAAAGCTTGAAATCCTTCTAGTATGATAAAACTCACCATAAGAAGAATAGCAATACACAACATCGTAAGGCTTACGCTATGCTGTTTAGTCTTAGGATCTTTAACCCAGAATATCAAAATGTAATCCCCAAGCTCACGCCAACGGTTTTGTCTGTCAAAACCATGCCGCCGACTGTAAAAGGACCCAGGATTCGATACTGAACATGGGCTCCGTAAGCTATTTCTGCAGATGAAACATTAGCCGGCCTGTCCACAGCCAAAGCTGAAATAGACCAGCGCTGAGTATTGTAAGTAACTTCTTTCGAAGATTTTGAGTCTTTATTATCTTGTTCGGATATTTTTGTATTAGATTGCTGGGTTGAGTCGTCTTTAATCGTAGTCGTTTTAGTCACAGTTCCGTCAGGTTTCTTGGTCTCGACTATAGTCACGATCTTGTGGTCTTGCTTATTACTGTCAGTTTGTGACAGTTTCTTGTCGACTTCGACCGTCTCAGTTTTTGTCACAACCTTAGCAGGTAGAGAAAATCTGCCTATAGCCACTCCTATGACTGCGGCAATACATATGGATATTACGGCATGTTTAGTAGACATTAGTCCCCCAAATTAATATACCGACAGGAATTCTTGGATGTCTTTCAAAGGAACACACAAAGCGCGGTTATCAATAATTGCACCAGAAGCAAATACTACGCCTATGACGTCACCTTCTGAATTAAGCACAGGACTGCCACTATTCCCGGGTAATATGTGCGCCGTGCAATAATCAGGATGTTCAACATACAAAACCGTATCACTATAGGGACCGACATACTCACCTAAAGAGCGCGTCAAAGGCTGTAAATGCCCATATCCCCATACGAAGATGTCTTCATGCGGCATAATTGGAGTTTGAGACACAGTAAGCGCCTCTCTTCCAGTCAAAGGCTCTAAAAGGCACAAATCAGTTTTATTCGAGATATCTATGATTCTTAGAGGGACTAGTCTATGGTCTACTACAGCATTATTTGCCAAAGCTTCGCAAACATGTCTATTAGTCAGTGTGTAGATTTTGCCTGATGGAGCTATGACTTCAAACCCAGTACCTCCGCCGCCAAACACATTCTCCAGCATGATAACAGACGCTTCTGGAGATACTGGTTTGTGACAACCAAAAACAAACAAAAGGACTAAGGCCAATAATACATACTTCAAGCGACACCTTCTAGGAATAGATCTTTTTCTTTATTACGTCGGAAAAATAGTTCCTGATTCACGGTATGATTTACATGATCCCAGTCTACGAAATGTTCAGCAGCGCCTTTGTAATCTCCGGCATTGAGTTTTGTCAGTAACTCCGAGCCTGCTAAATGACCCGTGTTGTATTCGAACGAAGTCAGGGCGGCAATTTGATTGTCAGTTATAGGAACTTTAACTAACAATAAAACTGCATCCATAAACTTAGCTACGAAGAAATCTGAAAGAGAATCTGCTTGGTCTTGAGTCAATGGGGGATCTTTAAGAGTTACCGCTCTTCCATCTTCATATTCAGTATTTCCCCAACCGATTGTAGGCTTGTCTAATTTACCATTGATTGTATTTTGATAGGGATAAAGGCGGCATTTCTCAAAACTTCGGATTAACTGGGAGGCGAGTTTTAAGGCTGTCACTAGTAGATTTCTCTGTAAATCCGCACAATTCACACTTCTGAAACTGCGGATATTCGTGGTGTGGCCGAAATACACCAACATGGCACTTAGAACAAATCAGTGCGTTGATTCGTCTATCTTTCTTAGCCACAAGCTCTAGGATTTGAACAGTAGTAAGACCGCTGCGAGACACGAGATTATACCTATTACGCCTGCGCCTATTTTAACTACAGTCTTAACTCCTGTTACATGATCGAATATGGGCTGGAGTTTTTCGTCTAAATCACGAAGAGATTCAGAATGTTGCGCAGTTAAGACCTTAATCGCACTGACGTCCTCGATTAGCTTGCTTAACTTATCGTCAACGGACGCCATAATTCTATCCTAACATAATTGCTTAACAATTTGAAGTTAGCATGAATATAGGAGTTAATCGTGAAATTATTGATTAAATTGACGCTTGCGGGAGTCTTATTTTATTGCTCTTGGCCTATAGGGACTATCTATAGTATGTGGTTATTTGCTAATTTTATTAATAAAAATTAATTAAATACGGCTTCCACGACAATAATTCCAGCCGAACCGGCACCGCCAGTAACCGTTCCCGTACCGCCGGCTGCAGAAGCACCTACGCTGTAGGAGTAACTACTAGTTGGAGATAAAATAATACCCTCAAGAAAACCGCCGGCACCGCCGCCTCCGCCGCCATTAGAGTTAGTGCTTGTGTTACCGCCATACCCGCCGCCGCCAGAGCCAGTATTTGCAGACGCGTTACCTCCATTAGCACTAGGAGCTCCGCCGCCCCCTTCTCCGCCAAAAGGCGAGGCTGCACCATTGCCGCCGGCAATAAAAATACCAGTAGTACCTACGCCGCTGCCAACAGAGGCTCCTTGTCCCCCGGTTAAGCCCACACCTTGAAAAATACCATTAGTTCCAGAGCCTGTCGTAGTTACTCCTCCCCCCGCACCGCCATCGTTAGTACTTCCAGCAGATCCTCCGGAACAAGTAATACTAAGTCCCGAAGCTGCGTGGAACGTAGTGTCATTTCCTGCTGTACCAGGATTTGATAGCCCGGCACCGCCGCCGCCGCCCCCTATCATTTTAATTCTTAAATAAAGACAGCCCGCCGGAACAGAATAGGTACCGCTACCGGATTGATATACGGTTATTGCAGGAGCGGTTCTTTTATAAGAAAAAATCGCCCAGTCACTAGGATTACTTGATGGAGTATGTCCCGTATTTGCATCAATAAGACTTTGGTAGACGATACCGCCAGATTGACAGAGGTCATTTGTATTATAGGTCTGCGTTGATAGATATTCCGGTATACCGCGCTCCATTAAATAAGCCAACTGATAACTAAATAAATAAAAAAGACTATTGTGATCTTGAATTGGAGGAGATCCGTTACCTATTACGCTGCCGTCCATTCCAGATTCATAATTTGATAGCGCCTGAACTAAATCTGGGGTAATAGTGCTGCCGCTATAAGTTGCGGGAGAACCTGCCTGAAGGCTTCCGAATTCACTCATCCGCCCGTTAGCTGCAGATGATCCAAAAATTGTTTGTAAATATCTAGTAAGACCTGCCATTATTAACTCCCGTTATATAGTAATTGAATTTGAATAATCTAAATATAACCAATCGGTGTTGTAATCCCCAGAAGTATATGAGGAAAAACAATTATACGGTTCAGAATTGTTTGTATTTGGCTGTGTTGGGGTAGCTGTAACGTAGTCACAATATCCAAAAAAATTATCGATTACCGGCGCGGCAATTATAGATACACCAACACCCATCGGCTGTGGAAGAAGACCTTCAGCTATGAATGCCTGAAGAAGAATCTCACTAGTCACTGATGTATTAATGAAATAACTCATGCTCATCGGACTCGTATTTGCATAGTCAAAAACAAAAATTTGATTAGGAAAATATCGATACAATCCATTAACGATAGTCGCTAAATCTGATTTTTCTTGATTGCGTAGAATTGCTAATTGTATTAACTGTAAAAATTCATCATCTGCTAAACTAATAGGACCGTTTGATCCTACAGTATTTCTAGAAACGCCAACATATTTTCCTAGTATGTCTAATTGTACGCCGACAGCTTGATTTGTACTTGTGGATATTGTGATCGGAGAGGAACTCGAATCTTCTAGCGTATTTGAAGACACGGATAAAAGCAAAGGAACTTGATTAATCTGCCAAGAAAAGACAAGATTTCTTCTGGTAATACTTCCAGAAACTATAACTTGTCCTACTCCTAGTAAATTATTTGCCTGCAGCTGAATGTCAGAAAGATCCGCGTCCCATGAAATACTGCCTGAGTTATTTCCATTATAGGTCAAGACAAAAGAACCGGATGCCGCTACATCCGAGAAGCTCAGAGTTTGAATCGTAGGATTGAGATTAAAGCCATTTTGGACCTGCAGCGGCAATTGATCCATTAAGATAGGTGAAACTAAGGCTTGAATAGCGCTTACGTTCTGTTGGCTCTGTTTATATTGTAATCTTAATAAATTGCTATAGTATTGCAACAACTCAGATGGTTGATAATACGAAAACCAAGGCCAGTTAATATCATATTCAGCATATGAATTAAACGGGTAGCCTGTTTCCCCGGGTTCGGCATAACTTATGTAAGAAAAAAACGGCATACTTAGATTGCAGACATCAGAGTGAGATAAAAGTTATCGCTACTGCCAGTAAGATTCTGAACGGTAATAGTCCCGCCACTACTTACGGTTACGTTTGCTTTTCCTCCAGTATTATTAACCGCTGAATAAAAGCTAGAATCACTTCCCGTCATCATTGTAATCGTAGAACCGTAATATAAGAAAAATGCCGCATTCCCGTTATTACCGTCTAGTATCATTATCATTCCTGCACTATACGCACCTAATGCATACGTAGCAGAACTGGAATCGGCGATAACTTGAGAAGAGGCTTTATTTTGTAACCAGCCTAAATCAGTAACCGAGGACTGAAAGCCAACGCCGCCGTTAGCCTGTATTTGGTTCGTAAAACTGAGTTGCCCTACTGAAACAACTCCGTTACTGATTTTTACGTTACTATTATCAGGAAGATTGGTGAAGGTTTGTGCACCAGGCTCATTATTATTTAACCAAAGATTTCCAGTCGCGGCACTGTGGAAATCAACATTCTTGGCAGTCGAGAAGTAATTACCTTGAGCAAATCCGCCGTTAGCACCTGATTGATAATCGATATTCCCAGAGTTACCCTCAAACCAGTTATTCCTAATTTGTGTGCCATTACCCGAACTAACTGCCATAGCATTCGAGTTACTCTCAAATTCACAACCTTCGATCACAAGGTCAGATGAATTTAAAGCATCTACACACGTACTAAAACCAGAGGAGGAATAAAACCAACAATTTTTAATTGTTACAATATTAGGATTATAACTAGAACCTTGAGATAAGTTTGTACATAGAATGCCTGTGGAAGTACTGCTGTTATTGTGGGCAGTAACGGCATCAAAGACACAATTTTGAATCACGATTCCATAACAAACATAAGGATAAGCACTTAACTGAATTCCTGTTTTCCAGAAGTTGTAATTAGAACCGTCATATCCGTTTGTAAAATTAATACGATCGATTGTTGCAGACCTAAACCCAGATAGATTGATTGCGCAGCCCGTGCTTCCTGAGGTATATGCTTGAATCGTAAAATTACCAATATAGGCGCCTTCTACTACCCCATTAGTTTGGACTTTTTGAAACATGACGGTATTAGAACTTCCCGATATAAGTACAGTCTGTCCGCCACCCGCTCCGGTAAAATAAAAGCCGAAACTTACTCCTGAAGATACAGCAGAATCATTTGGAACGTTTATCGTCGAGTTCAGAAGATATTTTCCAGGAGGAGCCCATACGCCTCTGCCGCTATTAAATGCCGCTTGAAAAGCTGAACTAGAATCACTGCCGCCTGTCGGGTCCGCACCGAAAGCTATGACGTTTGCTAGATTGGAAGTTGAAATCCAGGAGCTACCGTCGCTGACTAAAATATTTCCTTGTGATCCTGGGGAAGTAAATCCATTACCGCCATAGGCTTTCCAATACGACGAGGAAGGTCCTGGAGTATGGTTTAAATTATTATCGCCAGCAGACACATAAATAGTTCCGCTATAATTAACTAAACTATTTTCATAATACGTAGTTCCGGAATCCCATTCTGCAATCCCGGCTTGCATCAAATATGCAAGTTGATAGGCATATAAATAATGAAGAGCGTTCATGTCTTCGATTGCGGGCGCGGCACCGTTTACTACCGCGGCAAACCAACCGTCTAGATAATTTGATAGCGCCTGAATAGTAGCGGGATTTGTGCTATACGCAGGAATACCGGAAGCGTAACTTCCAAACTGCGCTATTTGATCCGTACCCGCCGTGCTTCCAAAAACTTGTTGTGTATATCTAGTTAATTTACTCATTATGTCACCGTAATCGTAATTGTTGCGTAATTAGGTCCTGAAGGATCGCTGTCTGTTACCCTGACGACGTCTGTTCCGGCAGAGCCCGCAACATACGCTCCGGTACTAGAATTAATCGTACTTCCTGACGAACCGTGAGAATCAAAACTCCAAGTCATAGTTCCATATCCACCATTGGATGCAAATTGTTGTGTTCCGGAGGCCGCGATTGCAAGAGTCGCTGTGATTGTACTTCCGGATATCGCAAGAACAGTATTAATCGAAGAAATATACATTGGGGTTATGATTATGTCTGCCGCTGAAACAATAAACTGATAATTCTTTTGAGACGGGGTAAGTGTGGCCGTATAACTGCCGCCGACTGTCGTACTGAATCCAGAGTTCGTAACAAGAGTATTTGGATCAATACTCTGAACGAGAGTTGATAATTGGTTGATGTTGACTTCGGCTGCAGGACCTGGAGTAAATATTCCGGGCAGTCCAGTAGTTGAATTAAGTATTGCCGAAATATTAGGCGCACTTGTTTGATTCAAACTCGTTACTTCAAATCGGATAAACAAATTCTGGGTAGTAACATCTGACCAATAAACTGTGAAAAGACTTCCATCAACCTGAGTTATCGTATAGCTGCTAGCACCGCTAGGAGCGTACATACCACAACCAGCATTACGTTTGGTGTAGATAGCCTGTGCGATAGAGCTAGCCGCGCCACTACCAGCGACGATAACCCATATGCTATGACCAGGAACCCCATCTCCATTAGTCGTTCCTGTATTATTCTCTTCAACATACGCGTATGTTACCCCATTGATGTTTTCCAAAGCCGCCTCTAAACCTTGGAAGTATCCTTGACTAGGCAAAGAAACAGAAATCTGACGTCGGATTTTTAGAGCGGCATCTGATTCTTCGTTTACTCCTAATGTCGTATAAGTAGTAGGATTATTAATAGACGTAACGCCAAGAACGATTGTGACAGGTACAGTTATTGAATTAGGAACTGGAGTAATTGCTCCGGGAATTGCCGCCTGAAAAGCATAAACAACGGTTCCGGGTCCGACGCCTAATTGGGTTGTCTGAAGTTGATATTGATTGCCAGCATTATCGGCTACCGTAAACACGGATTGAGTAGTCTGATCTAATCCATATAAATTCACTGATTGAGACAAAACAAGGGTAATATTTGTGACAGTAAAAGTACCTGCCTGCCGCTGGATACCGTTAAGGGCAACTCGTTGATCTAGAATCGTACCTATCGCATTATCCGGATCAAAAGTATTGTAGGTAGTCATCAACAATTCTTCTAAATCTAATGCCGCCTGTATAGGTATATTGATGATTTGGCCGTCTGGAGTCTCAGGACCAATATTGATATTCGGTCCGTAAATAGTTTTAAAAGCTGTTTGGGCGCTCTCTTGCAACTCAGATTGAGTCGCGATTGTTAACCCGGTACTTGTCAATGAATTAGGCACTAACTACCTGCCGGTCCTAAGGCAAACACATAGCTACTTTGAAGAACGCTATAGATTGTCTGCACTTGATAATTGATACTAAGACTTCTATCTTCATTCAAAACGATGCTTGTTTGAAGAAGACCAGTTACTCCTTGAGTCCCTAATATAGCGGCATTAACCGCGAGGGTGATCGCAAGTTCGTTTTTCCCACCAAGAAGATTCATCCAATTAATTCCGTTATCTACAGCAAAAAAGCAATCCCCTAAGAAGGATTGTAAATTCATTTGAATATCTAATGCTACAGCAGATAGATTAGCGGCATAATTATTAAGCCCGCTGCCGAACGTCCAACTGCCTGTTCCTGGCTCGATATTGCGCACTATGTAGTTATTAGTTGCCATTTATTCTAATAATGAGTTTAGTGAGGTAGCTACATTAGTCAGAGCTAGATTAGCTACGCCGGAAGGCCCTGTAGGACCGCCTCCGATTGTCGCGGCTACGTTACTCGGCGTAGCTCCCTCCATTGAAGTAAGCAATGTCTGAAGGGCGGTAATTAATTGTATCAGAATTGTGCCTAATGTTGTACTGTCGTTAGCTATTCGCACTAATCCATTGTCTGCTCCGATGCCTAACTCAGCATTACCATTAGTTAACAATGCGTGCGCGTCATCATACGCTGAAACCTGCTGAAAGCCTATTAGAGCTATCCCATCAGAAAAACTATGCATTCTAGCCGATGCCACAGGACCGGATCTGGCTCCGGCGAACCAATTATTAAGATCTCGGTCATTAAACAGAATCAAACATTGATCCCCTGCCTGTACCGGGAAGGTCAGGGCAGTACTTCCGCCGCCTAAAATAATAGCAGGACAGTCCACAAGAGTGGGATAATTAACTAATTTCGGTGTGTAACTGCCGTCAGGGTTTTGTTGCCAATACGTCTTTGAATAATTCATCGTCGCATTAACAGTAAAAAGACCATTGGAATTCTGCGTGAAAGATTGGACTGTGGCTACCGCATGGCAGTTTAATTGCTGCATTACGTTTGTAATAACCGCATTCATCAAGTCTGATAGCTTGGGTGTTGCGGCATTTACATTCAAAGGAATAGTAGGTTGACTCATCCGGCTACTCCTCCTGCTTGAAGGACTGTATTAAAGCTTCCCGATGCCGCCTCGAGTTCTGTCACGGCTTCTCCGCTAACAACCTGAGAGATAATACCTCTATGATGAAAGCCTACGATTTTATACACGCCGTTATAGACTGTGACAGTTGACGCCTGGATATTAACCGTACTGCCGCAAACTAATCTAGGCTCAAACAGCATGTTAAACGTGACTAATCGGTTCTGTTTCAAAGGAGTATTTAAAAGTCCGCTCAGTCCATTGATTAAGACTTGGTTGCCGCCTATTGCATCATTCGCCATAAGTACGTTGGCTTTTAGATTATCTATAAAGAAATTACCGTTAGTAACTTGACGGAGTATATCGACTGTCTGACCAGAATAAGATGCACCTTTGGAAAGGGTTCCTGCAAGGTTTGTAACCGCGCCTACAGACACTCCGTAAGGAGCTAAATCATTAATCAAGGTTTCGACTACGACTTGTTGAGATTCCCCGGCACCGAAGTTTACTGTACTGACAGCATTCTGATAAGCAACTCCGCCGTCAAAACATTCAAGCACACTTAAAAAATCTGTTCCCTGACGATAACTCCATCCGCGCGATACTTGTCCAGAGAAGATAAGCGGCCACTGCGGCCCGTCACCATATCCGGCGTACAATCGAATTGTGATGTAATTAAAGACGTCATAAGTATCCTGGTCATACCATAGAAGATTTCTATGATATGCTGAAAGATTATAGAGTGTGATCTTAGCAGTATTGACCCCCGCTAGAGTATCTCTTTGAATATCAAACTCAAGGGTAAAGGGAAGTTGAATTTCAAGCGGACCTGCCCACGAATTTCTAGAGGCTACGAATCTATAATGTCTGCCAAATTTAATCGCCATAACTAACTTGGGAAAGTACCGCCGTTATGCAAAAACTCGGTGTACTGTTGGACTTCTGCCTGTGTGAGGACGTATAGTTGAAACAGTCCAGAGGAAAAATCTTGGAGTTGTGTTGGTTCTCTGTTAGCTGTAGTGACGCAAGCTAGTCCTATGGGAATAAGATTCTTCCATTGATAAAGCATATCTGGGTTTACTGTAATCCTGAGCCCGTTTAGTTCAAACGTTCCGTAAGTTAGATTCAAAAAATACCAACCGTATTGTTGTTGGGAATAGTACATCTGAATCGTCAAACTCGTTCCATCAGGTAGAACTATTGTCTGAGTCTGATTAGTGTCATTCGTTATGTTTTGAATCTGGTAGATAAAAACCTCACTTCACAGTCGATGCAAAAGAAGTAGGACTAGGGGTTGCGGCGAACGTGCCTAGATTATTTGTTGCCGCGGCCTGTCCCGCCAGGATTGACGCAAAAGCGGCGGTGTTAGAATAAAGCTGAGCTTCCGTCACAACCTGAGCATAATTAATTTGTTTAAAAGTAACTTCAAAATCTGTAATCATCCTAGTTTCAGCAGATTGAATGGCTTTCAGGGATTTGATTGCCATATTCTCGAATACAGCCCACGGAGTTTGAACGGTGAATAGTGTCCGTTCTGTCCAATATCCAAAGAATAATTGAAAATATTGCTGTTGTTGCGTCTGCGCAGGCTCTTTCGTTAAGTTATTACCGATGATAAAACTCTCGCCACTGCCGCCGCCAATAGCTCCAGAAATACTAGAATAAGCGGAGATTGCATTATTAGCCAGGTTTAATGCTGTACTGTAAGCAAATACAGCTTCATTATATGCAATCAAAGCCGATGTACTTAATCCCGGAGCGTATGCAGAAACGCCCGTAAGTTTGTTAGCAATCTGTTGTAAAGTAGCAAAAACAGCATTAGGCGGCACATTATTCAATTCGCCAATAAATCCTTGTGTAGTTATAACAACCGGTTTTAATGCTATCTGATCCTGAATGCTTGAGTTAATCTCTGTCCAATGATCGGTAATATCTGATTCTAAAGAGACAGTATTCTCACCTTCATAGTTGAATAATAGGGCGGGCTGAGTGAAACTCCCGTCAGAATTTTGTGGTTGATATCCTACAGTATTATTAGGAGTGACTAATAGAAGATTACCTAGTGCTGTTGCCGCTGTAGTAATTGCCGCGACAGGAGAAGTACCCATTACACGCCCCCGCCTTGTGAGCCTGCCTGCGGCATTTGTCTAAATGCCTGTTGGATATGGAGATTAATTGCTTCCGCGACTTCTGAAGGATCGCCTTCTGCCTGAACATGGATGGTTACATTATTCGTGGTCGTAGCTGTGCTGCCGCCACCAGAAGAGAAAGGATTAATAGATTGTAATAAATCTTTGCCTACATATTTTAATGTCTCGACTGAAGGAAGGATCTTATTTTGTTTATTCTTGCCGCTCATATCATCCGCAACGTCTCCGACTGCAGAAAAGAGCTTTGTCCAGCCATCAAAGACTTTACCTATTTGTTTTATCAACTGAAGCTTCTCAGCCAACACGCCAAACGCATCAATCATTTTGAAGATCGCAGGGATGAGTTTTTCAATATCCTTAAGTAATGTAGGACCGAACTTAATATTTAATCGTCCAATTCCATGCTGAATTTTGTCTATCAATTCAGACCAGCGAACACTTAGATTATTCAGAGTCTTAATTTGACTATCTGAATACATCCTAGTTTTGTCCGCCTTATTTAGGTCAAAAGTCGATGTTCTAAGGGCTCCGATTGTTTTATCACTCAACCCAAACGAAGCCAGCATTTTATTAGCAATATCAGGATTTGCTGCGGTCAGTTTGGCATACTCCCTGAGCTTTGCCATTACTCCGAAAGTATCTCGGGCATTGAAAGTATTAATCCCCTCTTTTCCTGCCCGTTGAAGGGCGATATTGACAGCTTGGATGTACTCAGGGAATTTTCCTTTGAGTACGGTATCCGTCATCGCACTCTGGACATTTTTGATATCGCCTGTAATTTCTTCAGCCGACTCCCCAAATCGCATTGCAAGTTGTTGCCAACGTTGAAGTTGATCGGCAGATAGTCCTGTAATGTCTTTAAACTGACTAAGACCTAATCCTGTCTGATTAGATTGATCTGTAATCTTTTTAAATCCGTACAATAAGGCTGTAACTGCGGCAGTAGCTTTCAAAGCATCAGAAGCTACGTCCCGCATCGTCTTTGCAGTAGTCTCAAGTCCTCGGGCAGTCGCGTCCGCCCCTTTGAGACCGAGCTCTATAAAAAGTTCACCGACTTTCATTTACACTTCTCGCATTCCGGCATCCAAGGAGCATAGACAGAATGACACTTAGGACATTCCCATCCCTGTGGAGGAAATAAATGCCACGACGAATTATTAGTGGCGGTTGTTTCAATCTGAGAATTAGGATAACAAACTGGACACATCCCCCATCCACTATGGTCATGCACAAAACAATTATGACTCATTACTTGCAACATTAACTTTCCTTATTCAGTTCAATATAACTACTCTCGTAGTCACTTAAAAACGAATCATATGCCAAAGCCTGCAGTACAGTCCTTGCGTCCAATTCCTGTACCTCTTTAAGTGTTCCGTATCCCTTTTTAACCAACCGGAAGTAAATCAGAAGATTGTCTTCTTTGACTTCTACTTGGGGGAGTTTGCCAGTTTCTCCGCGATACGATTTAACTCTGCAAAGAGGTTTTTCGTAAAAGGGCGGAGATTAGCGAGTGCGACCTCCAGGCACACCGTGACATAATCCTGTCTAGCGTCTTCCGGTTCAAAAGTATCTTCTGTCAGCTTCACGCCATTATACGTACAGCGTTTCGTGCATTCTTGAAGAGCGGCATCAATCTTCTTACTAGAAAATCCTGTGCAGAATAAATTCTTCATCAAATCTAGATCTATCTCTGCCTGAGGATCAAGTCGCATGTCTTTGGCTTCTGCGGATACTGCTTCTAATAGTGCTTTTGATACGGCAAATGGCGATAGGGTTATTTTAAGAGTTGCTCCACTAGGTAACTTGATGTCTTGCATGTTGATTCCGTTGTAGTTGGTTATAAAGAATTTTGCCGCTGGCCAGGCTTGATTCTGGCTCCTGTCTGATTTAAACCTCAGACCGTCATCTTGGAAGAGATGCGAAACTGTTGCGTGTCCTCGGGCAACCCACTTCTGGGTCTTTACGCTTCCGAATTGCACGGCCAATCACCCTTCGCTACCCGCTACATGCACTTCACGGGTCCGCTCCACGCCGCAACGGCAAACTTTTAAGTCAGGGCGCGTATTGCAGGATTATTCGCAAACCGGATCATGTACTCAGATACAGACTGAAGAGCATCGCCTTCGACGTTCGTCTTAGCTTCAACGGCCTTCGCGAACACCCCACCAGACATGATATAGGTATCGTTCTGGACATTTCCAGCACCGTCACCAATCAGCTTTACGAATTCCCCAATCATTACAGGAAAACCAGAGAAATTCAGTTGCTGTTGCGTCAAAAGATTATTCAGGAATTTGTCATCAGCCGAGCCACGGATAACGCGAATTTTAACTTCCGACATCTGTCCAGTCGTATTCAATCCGTAAATCGCATTCCCGTTCTTTCCGATTTTAACGGACGCGATTTCATTCGGAAAACTGAGAACTACACAGTCTCCGTCAGCTAAATCAGTCAACACTTGGTTGTTGATTTGAATCGTATCATTTCCTGACATTGCTACTGAAGCCATAGTTATCCTTAAGCGTTAACGTAGATTACTACAGAAGATTCTTGGATTGCACCTGCTTGTTTAAGAGCAATTTGTACAAGAGGCGCTTGTCGAGCCGCTCTATTAGCCTGAGACTGCTGGCTAATCGGTTGAGAATAAATGTAATACCCAAATTGAGATATATTTGATAAGAAGTCGACCTGATTTCCAAACGTAGTCGAACTATTCCAACTTCCTGGAGCTAAATATTGGTTAGCTACGCCTTGCTGACAGACTGCGCGATAAGCACCTTTGAGTCCAGTCATTCCCGCTTCGGTCTGCGGCACTTTAGTAGAAGACTGAGCTAAGTAATTAAATCCAGCCACCTGCAGCGCTCCCACAATCCAAAGAAGATTGTAGACTTGGTCGAAATATTGATTCTGCCCGGAGGTAAATACTGCAGGAACACCTTGAAGAGAAACGTAACAATCGGCTCCTGCAAGACCTGCAAGATTTAAAATCGATTGTGTCATCGTAGGATCAGGCGATACTCCGATAAGCTGTTTGAGATGCATCGTCTCAGTCGTGTTGCTTCCATTGAAATTCGTAGACAATGCTCTACCCGCGTATGCCGCCATGTAACCAAGACTGTTAGCGACGCCGTCATCACTAGTATCGCCGTAATACAAACCTCTCGTCTGAGAATATTCATCGGACGTAGCGGTATAAATAATCCCACCCATTTCGATGTCAGACTCTTGGTTAGATACGACAAACAGAATATTACTCTGTGCTTGAACGGTGGCTGCCGCGGCTAGAACGTCACCAGAGGTCAAAGTCTGAGCCAACGACGTAGCCATGATACCGAAGTATTGAATCAATCCCGTTGTACGGACGATAGCGGCACTCAATGTCTCATACGCTCGGGTCTGAGTAACCATGATCGTAATCGAAGCCGATCCCGAATCTTCCAACGTATTACTAGAAATAGTAAGGGCTGTGGGTTTGTAAATTCCCCACATTGTGAACTCAAGACTTTGCGAAGCAATACTGCCAGAAACTGCAACTTGCGACAACACAGGATCAAGAGCACGAAGATTAGCTTGAATAGTCGCGGCACTGTCATTCCAGTTAACCACAATGTGCTCAGAGCCATAATTCAGATGAAAAGTTCCGCTCGCCGCGACTGCAGAAAACCCTAAAGTCTGTTCATTAGGAAGAAAGGGAATAACTGCTAGATATCCGCCGCCAGCTAGAATATTAGGTTGCTGCGAGAATACGGCATTCGCCATTGCATATGTTTCAGATGCAGTCCCAAAGTCAATACCTACTTGCGAAGGATCCAAATACAACTGATAGCCAAGACTACCAAAACTTTCGGCATAAGAATCATTCGTAAATATAGCTAAGTTATTAACGTTATATTCACCCAAGCCAAGCTGAGCCTGAGAAACGGAAATATTGACTACGTTAGCTATAGATAATTGATTTCCCACTAGAATCTCCTAGGTAGCTATAAACATAGGATAAGCTACACAATCATCATAATTATACTCTGCGTTACGTCATTAAGCTAGCGTAAGCTAAGCTTCGGTGACTACTGTAGGCGGATTCGTGAAAGTATCGTAGTATGGAGGATTAGAGACATTAGTAACAAAATATTGTAACGATACTGAAATGTTATATCTATAGGGAATGGCAGATCCGTCGATCTCAGATAGATTAACAAAATTCGTAGACAATGGCGCAACAAAAAATGAGTTTAATTCCATCTGCGATTCAGCATACGGACTGTGTAAAGCTAAAAGAATAAGTTCCTTATTATCCCGTGCCGCAGGTCCTCTGGATAAGATATCTATCGATACAGTATCTAAAACGTTAATACTTTGTACTGCCTGAAAACTATCTTCTGTTCCAACATAAGCCGTAGTACTTCCAAAAGGCTTACTAGCGATTGCGGCAACGGCTACATATAGCTGACTATCTATAGGAATGTTTATCTTCTGATCCCACAGCCAAACTTGTCCTTGGGACAATCCTGCTGCCGTCTGGATTATGTCACAGACGAGCATCAAGGGGGTACAAACTTGGATGGTGAAATTAGCCGTAGCCGCGACATTGTCAGTCACAGTGATAATGTCAACTCCAATATCAGGACCGGCGGTATATTCTCCGGTACTAGAATTGATTACTCCTCCAGAATTATTCGTCGATATAGACCAGGTATAAGGAGTCGAACCGCCGGTAGCACCAAATGGAATTTGAGTTCCCGGGCGCAGAGCGTGGACAGTTTGTAAAATCGAAAGACTCATTTATCCGCCTGTTGGAGAACTGCCAGTGTAATCCTCAAGTAATTCGTACATCATATATCCGTACTGCTTAAAATCTACAGACGCGCCTACTCGGTATTGCACATTCTCATATTTAACAATATCGTCAGGAGCGACAAGTACCGTCGGAAGACAGTACAGCATTTTTACTTTCCAGAGACGCTGTCCGTTGGGCATCATTCTAAGAGTTCGTTTAGGCTCAGTCGTAACAACTCCCTGAAATTGTATTGGCGTAGTCGTTTCTACTAACTGAAAATTCACGGTTGTCTTAGTGATCTTTTCCATCACAAGCAACTGGAAATAATTCATGACTGTGTCTGCCATATTCGGCAGAGTTCCTGGCTGTTGCTGTAAAGGAACGTCTTTTCCATTGTGAATCGGCTGCGTTGGCCAAATAGTATTAAAAGACATTATTTCACTTCACTCGAAATCGAGTCCCGTAACTGAGCCGTGTCAACTAGAAGTTGCCCAGAGTTGTTCTTATAGTTCGGATTCTTCCATCTAGCCCACTTTCCGAACCCGCCAGTTGAGAACGCCTGTGATACGACTGCTTCTGCCGCTTTCGCTATTCTCTTCATAAAGCGTACGATCGACTTCGTCTTGATGACTTCTTTCAGATAGTCTTCTTTCTTTAAGTCTGACTTATCGAGCTCAGAATCAAGCTTCTCAATCAAAGGCATTCTAAGAAAGCTTCTCTGGGGGATAGTGCTAGTCCCAAACTCGTGCGCCGCGCCTATTTCAGCATTAGTCTTCCCGTCAGACCTAGTATCCTTACCTAATACCCCTATCCTGACTACCGGAAGCTTATTTTTAAATGCCTTTGCTATGCTCTCTAGACCGTCTAGTTTGATTACAACCTTAACCGCCATATCTAGCCCACAGCCAGTCTAGGACAAGCGCTCCTATCCCCATTCCTATGAGAAATAACAGCATTTCCATTAAAGCGTACCTGTTCCCCAAGGACCTAAGGAACCATATAGTCCAAAAGCACCGAAACCTCCGCCAATAGTCGCGCCTTCGACAGTGAACATCTGTCCGGTTAACAAAGGCAGAATGAGATATAGGTACTGAACGCCGTAATAGGTACTGGTCAAAATCGCTAACTCTGGATTCTCTAGGATTCTGTCAGGAATTTGAAAGCTTGCGCCCACAGGACCGACATTCTTCCCAGTATTCAACCATTCGTACTTCCCGGCGATACCCTGAGAACTAGCCCTGAGGTTCTGGACTAGGAAGTGTGCCGCGAGTAGCTGCGCGCCCTGCGTATATAGATTCTGGTTAGGAAATAGGAACTGTGGTATAAGGTTCTGTTGTTGAGTCTGGGCTTTAGCTATGTCGGCATCCTGGACTGTAGTCAAGTCGCTGTTTCCATAAGGGAAATCGCGGTTAAAATATGCTTTGAACGCGGCTACGTCTGGATTAGTATAGGCTGCCATAGTAGCTTAAGGATAACATATTTGCTTAAGTAGCGCAGCTACGCACGGGAATTACCGACACAATTCCCTCACAATTACTTGTTACGATGGCTTAGAGGTAGTTAATGAAGATTGAACTTACAGGAGAAGCCGAGTCCTTAAAAGCACTAGGAAACTTATTAAGAGAGATCTGGTCTCAGAGAATCGTGGCTAACGACGGCACCGTATTACAGGCCTGGTCTTATAACTTAATGCCAGACGGAACAGGTAAAGCTACGATTGTTTTACAAAAACTGCGCCGGATAGAAAAAGAAAAACCCCAGTGATTTCTCACCAGGGTTTCTCTAAGGTCACCCGCGGGCAACCAAGTTGGGGGAGGTACGAAGATTATCCAGGATACGAGATATACATCATTTCAGCCGGACGATAGGGTTGAACGCCCGTAAACTGTCCGTAGGCTGCGTTCTGGAATGAGAAGTTGTTCAAGCTGTTAGCAAGAGTGTTCGTATAATCCACTGGGATATCCATACGAAGAGACTCTTCAGCATAGTTATACAGAACGTAGATAGGATTACTGGCTTGCTGTCCGCCATTCGCTACGGTATCGGCATAACGGCAAGGAAGAATCTTGAAGCTTTTGTTGTTCGTCATCGTCTGAAGCGTTTCTTGCATGTATTGCAGAATCGACTTCAAGGGGAACGAAGGACTAGAAGCTGTCGCAAGACCTAAGTAATCGCTTTCCGGCACCAAAAGATGCGTAGGCCAGGCAGATGATTTACAGTTCTGACGATAGACATCAAGAATTGCCGCCAGAAACGCACTCAAGTTAGCGGGGGTTGCGGCGAGTGAGCTAATCGGCGCAGTTAATAGGCTGTTGTAATTCAAGTAAACTTGATTTCCAGAAGGCGAAGCCGCGGACGGCTGGTTCAAGAGACCGAGAACCGCACTGTTTCCAGGGACGCCTAGAAAAGCCGTTCTTTGGATACCAAGATCCCAGTTACGCTTACGGGCTTTTTCTTTCGCAGAAACGATATCCCAGTTACCCGATCTAGAAGCTTCTTCCAGAAGGATAATGTTCCAGGAGATCGACTTAGCCCAAGAGTTAATCGGCACCGACACGCTGTCAACACCAGCATCAGCAGAAGACAATCGAGTATTGTCAGTTCCGATGTTCAGAATACCTTGGGAGAAATCTCCGGCAAGGTCATACGAACGATAGGTCAAGAGGTTCGTATTGAACGCTCCATTACCCATGACAATCGGCACAAAGTCCGCAGGAGCAATCTCGAAGAATTTCTGTTCGGTGATTTTCTTAACGATAGTGGTCAGAGTCGTAATCAAACGCTCGAAACCAACGCCGCTAGTAACCGACAGCGAGTTCATCCGTTTACGCATGCTGTTGTACTGCGCCTGAATCTCTTCGGCGTGGTACTTCTCTTCAGGCGTGAGAGTTACAGGAAGAGGCTTCCCGTTCTCATCAGTAAGTGTGTTATAAAACAACTTCATTTTTACTCCTAAATTAACTAGTCAATCTGGTAAGAAGCTTGAGGCGCCATAATCATAACGCGACAAAGCTGTCCGGCAGACACCGTGTCCAAGCTATAGCCAACAATCGGAAGACCCGAACTACCCGTCACAGGTATAACTCCACCGTTAGCTCCGCCCGGGGCAGCTGCAGGAAGAGAAGTCAAAAACTGTCCGCGGCTAATCGAAGCCTGCGCTTGAAGGAATTTGATATTTCCGCCAAGAGAGACTTCCAACTGATCGCCAGGTCCGAAAGATACCGATTTCAAGTTGTAATCTACGAATCCCGCACAACCGTCAGAGGCGGCCGTACACGGAACAACCAGAGGCTGACTGCCAGAAATGAAATTACCAGCAGGAGCGGATCCAACTGAGAACTTCACAGCGGCCCCAGGAACCAAACTTCCAGAACCCGCAGGATCAAATTGCACAGAAATGCTGTTTCCGTTGAAAGGAAGTTCATTCATTCCAAGGAAAGGCGCCTGAGCATATTGGTTCGGTACAGGACCAAGAGAAGTCGTAAGCACTAATGTGGCAGACGAACTCGCAGTCGCCGGAGACGGAGACGCACTGTCTGTGACAGTAATCTTGTAGTAATAAGTCGTTCCAGGAAGAAGACCTGAATTACTGAGCGACAATGAAGTCGCCCCGGCTATATCAGAATATCCCGAACCGGATTGTAGCGACCGACTCCATTGATACGAATACGGAGCCGTTCCACCCGAAGCTGCCGTACTAACCAACGACGCTGTCGTGGTTCCTACGGACACAATGCTAACTGAACCTGCTGCTAGAGACATTAGTTACTCCTTAAAATTATTTTCCCGAACCGTATTTAGCTTTACCTTTTAAAACCCCATCAAGATTCGGAACAATTCCGGAATCAAATTCCACGAGGTCTGCGGCATTTTTGAGTTTATCGAAATGAGAATTTCTTTTCGTCTTATCTTCTTCTTTTTCTTGTTTCTCGGCTTCTTTTTCACCGGAATCTAAATCAGCATTACGCTTAGTAAGATCAGCTTCCGCGGCTTTCTCAGCGTCTTTTTCTCCACCGTCTTCAGAAACATTCTTCTTCATCATGTCGGCGTGGTGCATGGCCAAAGCATTCATGCAATCTTCCATCGACTTATGTTTCGCCATTAAGTCTCTAACGGACATCGTTCCGTTACCCATACGAACATGGTGATCTTCATTCGCCATTTGAGGCGCAGCACCTGGCTCTTCTTTTTTACGGCCTTGTTTTTCTTGTTCTTCTTTATTCTCGCCGCCGTCTTTATGTTCTGCGTGTTTTTCCACTTTATCGTGCTCTTTCTCAGAATCGCCTTCTTTATCCAGAGGACCTTTTTCAACGTTCTGGATAGTGTCCGCGTTCTTAATCAAATCTTTAATACTAATTTCTTTACCCGTGTTAGGAAGTTTCACAATCGTCTCTTCTAGTTCTGCATTTTCAACTTTTGTCTTTTTGAAGAAATCGAACATGCTCCGCTTCTCCGATGATTTAGAGTTAGCTACGCGTTTAAGCTCCGTTAGCTTAGAGTTATTATACTCTTTAAACTCTTCAGGTGACAACACTTTTGACTCATTGTATCGAGGATCGTTAACTAAAGCCAAGTGTTCGTATTCTGCCGCAGTGATTTCTTTAGTATATTCAAGACCATTCCACATGCCACTTGGTCCGTAGGATTTTGGCAAATAAGCATTACTTAATTTAAATCCATTACGAATTGCTTCGTGTCCTTTGTCACTAACAACTATAAACTGTACCCAATGCTTCCCGTCAGCCTCGTTGTAGAACGATTTAACTACGTACCCGTCAGCTTCGGTTTGAAGATTCTTCAGATCAACTTCTTCAACATGGCGAACAAACACAGGACGTCCGGCAAAAGTAGGATCCATGTCTCGGAGTGTATTTTCATTAAGAAATACGCGTAATGGAGCTTGGCCTTCTTCACGATATTCTGCAATACCCGGATAGAAATGCAAACCATACCATATCTGCGGCAACTGCTTAGCCATTCGACTTATTATAACGGAGTTAACTTAATTAAGCTATTTTCACTATTGGTATAGCTACACAGCGGCAATTATAATCTTCGCCAGGATTGTTTCTCTTCCCTTGTGGATTAGTTACGGGAGGCCGCGAAAATTTCTGTTTTGTCTTATCTAATGCTTTATGCATGTCTCGAACAGGATGTGCTTCCGTACCGACAACTGTTCTCCATTCGTAGTCATCAACTCCGGCTTCGGCATATCTTTGTTCTTTCAGTTTGGCAGTCAAAAGATTCGTTTCCTGCCGAGCCAGGAACTTAGCTTTTCGCTTCCCGACTCCGAAGCTCGCTTCGATCATCTTCGCGATCTCTTTATGCCGGTTTCCAGCAAAGACGTGCGATTCGATTTGTTTCCTAAGACGGATAATCTCTTCATCCGTGAAATTCTTAATCCCTAGTTTAAGATTCTCAGTATAGGACAACTTTAAGTTGTCTTTCGCCTCTTTTGATAAACTAGGGGAGATAGTTACTGCTTCAACAGCACTTTTAAAGCTTTTAGTAATATCAGAATTGACTTTAGCCTCAGTTCGATTGAAGTACTTCCCAGGTTTTACTGCTTTGGCAGTATTTTCAGTGTTTTTCTGAAGATTATCTAAAATATTTCCGAAGTTTTTTTTCAATTCTTCATCTTTCTTAGCTTGTGTCGCAATCGCGCGCTGTAAATCTGCAGGTAATTGTTCGGTGGGAATTACCCACTTTCCCACTTCCCATTTGGCTCCCAGGTCTTTCAAGGCTTTTGATGTTTTAGCTGTAAACGCACCAGTAAATCCTTGTACAGTATATCGTATAGTTCCGGTCTCGATTGCCGCAAGCAGATCTGAAAATGAATTGCGGATTATATCATGGATTTGTAGTTCTCTAGCTATTGGAGAATACAAGTATTTTCGTAAGATAAATAAAAGATAAACCTCAAGCTCTTGAACTTGCTTCAAAGGTTCTGTTACTGGACGAAGACGGATTTCCATTACTCCGCCTTTCGATGAAATGTCCCGCCCATTTTCTTATAGAGATATGAAACCAAAGCCCATTTACGGGTACCGCCAGTTGATTTATCGGCTGCCTTTTTAGCCTCTTCCCATTTACCTTCGTCTACATCCCCTGGGTTTTCTATTTTTTCCTCAGATTCTGCATTATGCGCTTTAATATCTTCGGCTAAAGAATTCTTAGTAGTTTGTCCAGGAGACGACGTCGTAGGTTGACTTCCCGCAGGCATGCTAGAAGCATCTGATTCTTCTCCGCCTTCTTTGTCCGCTTGAGATTCCTCTTCTTGAGCGCCCGGAATATTACCAATTTCGTCTGCGCCGTCTGGTAAAGCCTCGTTGTCTAACTGAATCCCTAGTAAATCTTCCTTGTTTACTGCGTCTCTATATTCCTCAAGACTAATTAATCCTGCCTGTGCCGCGGCAATAAGTCGATTATGCTGACTCTCTTTAACTTTTTCGTTGGCTTCCGCACTAAGCACTCTAAGCGGTTCAAATTCAATCGAAAGATCATCTGGCACGAAACCAAATAATTGCTGGCATCTGAGTTCCGCCATTTTCAAGATATGTTTCTTGGCAGGCGTACGAATCGTAGACTCAATCATTCCGTTATAGACTTCAAGATCCGCTTCACCAGAGTTAAAGCCGTTTGCACTCTCACCAAAGAGCTTCGTCCTGGGCATTCGAAGATCGGCCGCGACCTGAATCCGGATTTGCTCCATTACATCGGCCAATCCAGAGAATGTCAGCGTCTTTTGCTCGTATTTGTCTTCAGCATCCATCACAATCGCGTGTTGGAAGTCTTTCGCTTGATTTGCTATCTGAATACGCTGACGAACTGCCATAGCGCCTTGTGGAGCCAAGAGAGTACTCGTCAGATTCTTAATCGCAAAAACGTCGATCTTCGCTTCGTCTACAAGTTCATAGATAAGACTTGTGCCTTCGAGGTATTGATTCAAACTTCTGACTAAAGTCTCAACGACAGAAAATCCCCAGCCGCGCAGGCGTGGACGTAAATACGCCGGAGCCTTCTCACCGATCTGTCTAAGAACTCTAGATCTGTGAAGCTTAATCCCGTAATAATCGAAGAACTCAATCCTATCTAAAGGCTGCATTCTTTCAAATCCGGAATAAGCGGCATCAGTATTCTGAAGATTAAAGAACAATTCCCACAGATCGAAATCTCGGAATTCTAGCGTGTCTCCTTGTTTAAGTGAAGATACGTCAAACGGAGTCTCAGGATCTTGGTCAGTCATAATGATGACTCCCCCTCCCCCATATAATCGCATCCACTTAAACCCGTCGGTCATTCTCGACATATCATCTTGGCGGATCATTGTGTCTCTAAGCAGATTCAAATCTGAAGGCTGAAGTTGTTTAGATAAGATTTCTATGCCGCCTCTAAAGGCATCTAAAACAGGGATGTCTACCAGAGTCTTGACTAAAGCTAGCTCCACATAAGCTTCACTAAGAACCTGCAAGAAGTTACTTAGGAAATACCAACGAAGCTGTCCAAAGATTTCATTAACCTGTGATACGTTCTGATTACCGGGACCAGAAGGAAAGCCGCTGCCTGGAAAGCCGTTACTTCCGAACAGTACTCCTTGGAGCCCGTTTGCAAGGATCTGTTCTCGCATGGCATCTGCCATTTCGTTTTTAATTTTCTCTAGTTGCTTATTAGTAAACTTGGCAGGTTTTTTAGGCATAAATCTCCACTTAGCTACCGTAAGTTTAACATATTTGCTTCACAGTTTAATTTTAAACTACTTTAAGTACTTCGTTACGTACTTGTTGGTCCGGACCAACGTAGTTTGACAAAATTAAAAAGTTTGATATTTCATAGGAGATATCCAAGTACTTGAGTACCTATTAGCCCGCCAGAGGCGGTGTCTAGTAGGAATAATACTCGAGGAAAACGGACGTTAGCCTGGGTGAGATTGAATATCGAGGACAATTCTAGCGGGACTAACGACGGGTACCTCCAAGCACAGTTTAATCTGACCCCATGATTTGATCCTGTTTGCTGTCGCAGCACAGGACACCGAATTATGGCGCTAAGATCTCTCAATCGTTCGCACAGTAATTTTTCGATGTAGGAACCGGCATGTATTCTGTCTGCTTCATTTCTTTTAGAACTCCGTCTTTGACACGGATTAGACTTTGCATGCAAATACAACTAGGGAGCACCAATGCTGCTAGTCAAGCAAATGTCTACTGACGAGGATATCCTTGATGAAGAGTTGGGCGAAGCAATTCTAGGAGTTCGAGGCGCCCTAGAGTGGATTGAGCAAGCCGCCGCAGTAAAAAATTCATATTTACTGTGGAAAGGGCGCTGTCTCCTTTATGACCGGATTCAAGTCTTGAGAAAATCGTTACTGACGGCGCCCGACAAAAGTCCGAAAGAGCAAATTTTAGTAGGTACAGCTAAGCTTGACCTCGCAGCTTCGGAAGAAGCTCTGCGAACTGCGTCTCTGCAGCTTTCTTTGATTCTGTCGGCCGTTCGAGCTGATGCCAAATCCTAAAAATCTTGTCTTCAACTTTTTTCTTGGTGGCCTGGGCTACTGCCTATCTAAACAATCCAGGAAGCCCGTAGATTGCGGGATCAAGTGGGTCCTCGTCTTGCCCTCTATTCAACCCCATCGCCGCTCCTAGGGCGGGCAGAACGCTTAAAATCCCTGTTCCTTGAGCGAGCTCGTTAAATGCTCCTGACAACGCATCGACTTGGTCATCGTGTGCACCTTCGGGGAAGTTTTCGAGTTCTTGCAAGAAGGCATCATTCCAGGTTGCTTTCAAGACAAGCACGTTCCCTGCCTCAGCCTGCGCACTGCAGGCCTTCGCTCTTGTGATTTTATCTTTCGTAGGCTTACGAATACGAACATCAAAGCCGCCTAGATACTGGGTCATGTGAGAAACATCGGCTATTCCTGCACTTCCAGGGTCTTGTTCGAGGATTATAGGGACATGATGTCCGTCTTGATATCCAATGTTTCTAATCATCTCCTGGACTTTTTTAGGACTCTCTCGCATACGGATGACGTCTAGAACTACCCACACCCCGGAATTAAGTTTTGTCATCTTAAGCCCGACCGTGTAATCAGGATCAGGGTTTGTTTCCCCAGGAACTGTTGCCGCTCTGTCCCAGTAACGGACCGTGTGATACATCTGCTGTTGGTTACAAGCTTCGATAACTGGAAAATAACTACGACGAAAGAACATTCCGGCACTTGGCCGGACATTCCAGTTCCCGTTAAGCAACCGTTCACGTTCAACTCGATCCAAAGCCATTAAGTTCCCGAGATATCCCGGGTCTTTTTCCATCAAGATTTTATTATCCGTAAGCAAAGCTGAGATAAAGGTCACTGATTTAGGTTCTTGATAAACGCCGTATCGCGCTATAAGTTCTTCTTTCGTATCCGCCCAGATGATATCTTCTCCTAATCTGATAAACCAACGAAGCTTGCCGCTCCGCTCTTTAATCGGGAAACCCGACTTTGGATCAATCCACCAATCTAAGAATTTACGTACCCAAGAATCAGCGTCGGGGTTTGTCGTAGCCCGGACATATGGACGAACCCCCGAGGTGCTTCGATTACGCGAGAGCATGTAAAAAAACTGTTTCTGGGTGAAGTGCGTGAGTTCGTCAAACCCCAAATAAGTTATCTGCGAACCCTGCCAGTCTAGATAAGTCGTTTCATGCTCTAGGTGAGCGAACTTAAGACTCATGCCAGAGGGAAAATGCCATTCCAAAGCCATTTCTCTGGGGGTTGCCTTTACGTGTGGGTAAAGTAAGTGAGACTCGTCCCACAACCCTCCAGGGTTACGAACCTGAGTTGCGTTACGACGGAATATCGCTCCTGTTACTTTCCCGTTTTCGTGATGTCTTATTGGCTCAAGTAACAGCGCGAAACTCTTACCAGATCCGGCAGAACCGCCAAAGATAGCAATATCAGCACTTGTTTGAAAGAATTCGGTCTGGGGCCCGGGTTGCGGTTTAATCTCTATTCGTTCTTGCACTGTGTTATTTTACCACGGCTTCATAATTACTTAGCAATCTGAAGCTAAAATAAGCTATGGAATGCTATAAATCATGAAATGTTATAAACGTTATATCGTAGGCTTACTTCTGGGTGTTTCTGGATATTCATACGGATATTTCTTCTGCGCCGAAGGCGGATCAGAAATCCGGGGGAATATCTACGAAGTCTGCGGAACAGGTTATGGAGTGACTAAGCGGCAGGGTATAGAAGATTCTTTAGTAGCTTGTTACAAGGAATTCGATAAGTTGTGTGATAAAGATGCAAATTGTGAAGGACACGAGATTCTAGTCTCCCCCAAGCGGGTTGTGTGCTCAAAGCCTGGATTGTATTTCTGCCAACGTCTTGTGGAGATTGAAGTATTACCGAGTGTTACGAAGCGAGAGGCGGCAATGAGACAGATACCTAGTAACAAATGGGCATGTGCTCAACAGAATCCGTTTGTATATACGATTGCATTAACACTACGAACTGTTCTTCCAGTGAAGTCTAACCCCTGCTATCCGTGGTAAGAACAATATTTTCCAGATCGTATGAATGTAGTGCACCAAAGAACTTGGCAAGGAACCATACCAGGTATGTTTTGACGTCTTTTAGCCTGAATCTCTGGAGTAATAAACTTTTTGTTACTGCCTGCGTACTTACCCACGTAAAGACTTTCTGAATTTTTAGCTATTTTGTTGTATTCAACGATTTTATGCCAATTCATTTTAGCCATAAGATAATTATACCATGCGGCGGCATAAAAGCTAAAGACAAAACCTAGATTGTGATAAAATTATGTTTACTCGGGACCGTGAAATAGTGGGCTAACCCCCGACTAGGCAGACTCCCATAAGCTATGAAGCTTTGCTGCAATGCTACTGCACTTACTCCAGATAGGGAACTACGGGTAAGCGGAAGGCCTGAGTAACCATACCATATGCCTCTAGATGAAACTTGTTTGTAATCTAGTGGATACTAACTAGGTAATATTACCTAGTAAACTATCCCTACGCCTTTTAATATTAAATATTTTTTTCTTTTACTAAATACTAGTTATTTAGGTTTTCTTTTTAGGATAATAATATTAAGTTTATATAGTAGTCCCGGCCGGAACGGGAGTGAAGGCCGCGGACAAGGTTATATCCGTACTAATGCCGCATACCTACCGGATTAAAATAGTCTAAATAATAGAAATAATTTGACATTTATACTAATTCATGTATATATCCGCAATAAGATCTTCAATAAAATCAAATAATTATATAATAATTTTAGATTGATTTTTTTAAAATTTTTACTAACGATATTCTAAAAATCGTATTTTTGGAGGTCTCTCTCTGATTGGCCTGGAATCATATATGGGACCCGTTTTGAGGTTGCGGCATACCTAGTGGCATTATTCTTCTTAAACAAACTCAATACCTACACGCATTGATATAGCATAGGATTAGATATCCTTTGTTATACCGTGCATAGGTATACAGTGTATGTTGTTGATTGGTGTTATAGCTGACTAATGAATACTCAAATGAATACTATTATGTTTTGGAAGGAAGTACGTGCACAGTATTGGATGTATTAAGCTCACCAATAGGCTTTGATTCACGTCCGTTGCTCGGGAGTGTGATTTGAACCAAAGGTTGAGACAGTTGGTGTTCAATTGTTCCTGACACCTCTGTAGCTCGTTGTTGGGGGTATAAATACGGCATTAGTCCCATACACGTCTTGATGCGGTCCTTAGGGGACAGCTCGTCTAATTCGCGAAGTACGATCTTAAGTACGTCTACGCCTTCTTTCTCACACAGCTCTCGTACAGTTAGTCTAGCTTTCTTGCCGCCCTTAGTCCTTCCCCCGGTCTTATTGTGTCCCTTAACGAACATAGTGTACTCCTAAATCATTATTATACCACGGTATTCTTGTGATTAACTACGCTACAGTGGCATTCTCTTATACAATATGTTAACTACAAGTTAACTAAAGAGTATTCAGGAATAGCTTAGGTATTGTTTAGCTTGTTAACGAATAACATAATCCTATTAATCCTGATCCCTTTTCTCTACCGCTAGTTACATCTGCGGCATTCTGGCATTCTCCATGCAATATCTTTAATCATGAGCAACCTAAACAAATTCGATAAACTGGCAATCCTGGTGATGGAATTCAGCATGATTGCAATCGCTATCGTTTATCAAGTTAGATTCTAATTAGGAGGACGTATGGAAGCAAAGCTTGTGCGGTCACAAAGTGACCTAATGAAGTTAATCATAGTCATTTTGATATTACTAGGATTCGTAGCAACTGGGTGTTCAACACAAGAAGTAAAGACATATGACATTTCAGTCGATAGGGCTATGCCACTATGTAGCTGGAATGGACCGTATACTGACATTTGTGCGTTACAGGTAATCAAAGCAAGTCTTGAGAATGAGGCGAGTGAATAATCTAAACTATCGACATAATTCCTGCATAATCCCAGCGTATTCTAAATTCAGATTCGAAAGGCGGAACATATGCAAGAGAATACTAAACAAATCATTAAACTAGCTTGTCTGGCAATCTGGCTTGTAATAGCCGCGGCAGCTAGTAGCTGTGCCCATAAAGGGTACGATCCTCGTGCTGGATATGACCAGTTTATTCACGGACGTTAATCCATAACCATAACCATATTGTCGGAGGATGTATGAGACTATCAGAGAAAATCTATGTCACAGTCATGCTCGTATGTTTCGGGATGTTGTTAGTAGCTATTGTAGGCGGATGTTCTTCTGCGCCAGCTAAACACAACTGGCAATACTCAGGTCAGTATGATCGATACGACGTTTCACGATAAGGAGACGGCGATGAATAAATATAAACTTAGATTAGATTTGAGCATTGATATTGGAGTTAAATTATATCGGATTGAACGGCTAGATAACGGTGAGCTTGGCGGTTATATTGGATCTGAAAAAAATTTGTCTCAAGAAGGAAATGCGTGGATATACGGAGATGCGCGGGTATACGGAAATGCGCAGGTATCCGGAGATGCGCAGATATACGGAGATGCGCGGGTATCCGGAGATGCGCGGGTATCCGGAAATGCGCGGGTATACGGAAATGCGTGGGTATCCGGAAATGCGTGGGTATACGGAGATGCGCGGGTATACGGAAATGCGTGGGTGTCCGGAGATGCGCAGATATACGGAGATGCGCGGGTATCCGGAGATGCGCGGGTATCCGGAAATGCGCGGGTATCCGGAAATGCGTGGGTATCCGGAGATGCGCGGGTATCCGGAGATGCGTGGGTATCCGGAAATGCGCGGGTATCCGGAGATGCGCGGGTATACGGAAATGCGTGGGTATCCGGAGATGCGCGGATATCCGGAAATGCGTGGGTATCCGGAAATGCACAAATTAAATGCATTAGTGAAATTATTAATTTCGTAATTGGTTTTTCTTTTTCTATCACGATCACCCCAGATAATATTATGATTGGTTGCCAAGTTAAAAAACGTACGGAGTGGTTAAAAATTACGAAAGACGAAGCAAAAGAAATGGGACTTCCTGAACATTTATATCCGTATTACAGACAGCTTATTAAAACTGGAATGAAACTTGTCCCTAAAAGAAAGAAGGTAAAATGAAACCAAATTATTTATACGTAACATCTGGTGATTATCATGGAGCAGGACTCGATTGCGGTGAAGAAGGTTGTCAGATTTGTTGTGCTCATCAAGAATTTGATCACAACATCTGTCTGGATTGCGGGAAAGAATTTGATGTTCTGCCCGGCTATGATGAAGGTTATGGGGAAGACAGATGAAAAAGTTTATAGTCGAGAACGGCAATCGATTAATAGGCTTTATATTCTTATCGATCGCAAGCTTTCTTTTATTTGGTAAATACGGATTGGCAGTCGTATTTATTATGTTCGCGATCGCGCAATTCTTATAGCGAGGATATGATGAGAAAAAGTATCAACATTGAAGATTTGATTGAAGTATTAGAATCGCGGCAACGATTTTTAGAAAAAGTTAATACTGATGCGCCTAAATACGGGCTGAATACATATAGTGATTTCGTATTCGGTAGAACAACTGAAGTTGAATTCTTATTGGATTTGTTTAAAGACAAAGTTGCTAAAGCCGCTAAAAGCGGCAAGGCCCCAGTAATCTAACACGTCATCGACGGGACTACTGAGGCCTGAAAGTAAATATATTATCTCATGCACATCTCATCCTGTCAATGCGACGAAAGTTAAGACAGCCTGTATACAAACTACACTATATTTCATAAGTCAGTCGTAATACAGAGCTTGAACAAAAAGGCATATTAGTTGCACCTTAACTAAATGAGAGGTACGTATGTGGAACGTAGATTATAAAGAAACTAGAAATCGATTGACTAGGATTGCCGCTGATATCCTAGTCTTTAAATATGAGGTAGCAAGCAGGAAATATAAAGCTACTACTGTCTCCGTCGCTTGTCCTCAAGCAACTTCCCACATTCTGAAACGAGCGCTGACTCGTCGAGGATTTCAAGTCTCTACTCATCCCCATAAACAACCTAATAAAAGAACTTTAGTCTTATTCGTTGAGGGAGAATATGCGTAAACAAACTCATCAACAAGCTGTCGATAAATTAAAACTAAAGATAAAAGATCTTGAGACAGAACTCTTACTTGCTAAAGAACGTGTTGCAATCCTTGAGAATGAACTTGAATCTTTAAATAAAGATGCCGAACTTGATGCCTTTCTGGAAGCCACACGATGAAACTATTACATGAAATAAGATTCCTAGTGGAAGTCACTATCGTAGAAACAATCGACGTGATTAAGTACTTCACTGAAGGCACTATTAATTTGTTGCGCCGCTTATTTGCCGCTGCAGTCAGAGCCGGTTCTTCTTTCTTCGATGATCCGTTTCGAGTAATGATGCTTGTGTGGACTATAGTATTCATACTTATGATGACACGGTAATTATGTCAAAAGTACTTACAATCTATTCTGCGAATCGACGAGTTAATTCTACGATTACAAAGCTTCTGGCTATAAACGGTCAAGAAGAACTTTGGGATGCTGTGAACAGATTCATAAGAGAACAAGCCACTGACTGGAGCGATAGCGATATTTGGGAATTATACAGAGCGGCTCGCTGGGTTTCTAACACTTTTAAAGATTACGGTCGAGGTTCCGCTTGAGTCTAACTATTACTTTATGTGTTACTAAAGAGAGTCAAGGGATTTAGTGTCAAAGGAAAATACAATGAATATGTCGATTATCCTAACATCTGCAAATGGCAGGGAATTTGTTGTCGATGTTCGATTCGCCAGTGACGGGCTGTATATTCTCTACCATGACGAAGCATATCATTTTAATGATTTAACTCGTGAGAATAAACAAAGAGTGTTGAGACATTTCATGAAACAAGCAGGAAAAGTAGCATGACTAACGGAAGAGAAATCGAGTTAAAGTTTCGTATTCATGGTTGGACGCTGGATAAATTGTATTACGACATACTTCAACAGCCTTTCATAAAACTTGAAAGAGCTCTGGCTACATGCAAGACACGAGATTATTACTTCCCTTGCCCTAAAGATTTGCAGATGCTGCGGCTAAGAGATTCTTATGGGACGGATGAACTTGGGTTTAGTAAACAGCTGCAAGAGTTGACTGTCAAACGTAAAGACACGGGAAGTAATTTCAACCGTCTTGAGACGAATGTAGAACTTAAATCTTGCAAGTCTATGTATCAAGCTTTGGAATTATTATACGGCGAACCTTACGTTACAATCCATAAAGACGAACGAGTAATCTTCACACAAGATGGAATGATTATCTCACTTGCGATTGTTGAAGATGATCCGGATATATTCCTAGAGGTTGAAGGTCCGACGGAAGACAAAGTCAACCAATACGTTAGAGTTCTAGAGATCTGGTACAACATGCTGCCAGAACTTCGTAGTTTAATTGAGATATTCGGGGACGTGAACTAATGCGTTACACGAATAATCTTGGACTTCCAGAAGCAATCGTCGAAGCTGTTAAGAATGATAAGTATTCGAAAGGTGACAGTCATATTTCGATTACAGGATTAATCGCTCCTCCGCGTATTCGAGTGTTGAAAAAGCTCCATGAGAAAGAACTTGAAGAAGACGTATCTGACAGAATTTGGAGTTTATTAGGACAGGTGACGCATGGAATACTTGAGCGGGCAAATAAACAAGCTTTATCTGAAGAAAGATTTTACATTGAAATCGACGGAGTCAAAGTCTCAGGTCAACTTGATGCGTATTATAATTCCGGACTCGTGCAAGACTACAAACTTGTGTCCCTATACCAGGTTAAAGACGGAGTCAAAAAAGAATACGAGCAACAACTTAATTCTTATGCTGCCCTTCTTCGTCATAATAATCTTGTGGTTAATAAATTGGAGCTTGTTTGCATACTTCGTGATTGGTCTAAGACGAAAGCAAGACAAGACGAAACAATC